AAAATCTTTTGGAATTAATGATAAAGCAATTTCGAGCATGGACAAAGGAACCTCGAAAAGAAAACCTTCTTTTCTTAACCTTTCAAGAGTTTTTCACAGATGCAGGGAGAGATAAAATCAATAAGTTTTTGAATAAAGACTACACCGGATGGCCAAATTGGGGCGATCGCGAAAAGCATGTATATGATTTTGACAAGGACAAAGAATTATTTGAACCTTTTAAAGACGATCTAGAGTATATCAAAAATTTTGAACCTTAATCCGTTAAGTATGTTCTATTGGGATTTCCAAAATCATGAAGAGGTGTAGATGGATTTAAAAATAAAAGTTGATTTCCTGGAACCCCTGAATGATACGCAGGTGCTTTCTTGGAACAATTCGTTAAAGCAATACGATTTCTAAACCTTTCTCCTTTCACGACCCTTGCGTATTTAGCTAGTTTTGTAACGGAATTATCTTGTATTTTATTTTGATTGTATTTAAGAACCTCGGCTTTTCGTCTCATGTTGTATTCTTCTGTTTTTCCTGGTTCTCTTTGTGGAACTCTTGCACGAGCCCATGTTCTTGTTAAAGTAGTATTCACAAATGTACCATTAATGCATTCACGAACTACATATGTTTCACCGGACATTTATTATATATAAAGATATTTATAAATTTTTACAAATATCTATAAAAATATTTTCTTTTAGTATATAAAAATGCCAGGAGGTGGAAGACATACATCTAGCAGTTTATCCGCTTTTAGACCCGGAGGTTCAAGTTTTACCAACAAAACAAGACAAAATTTTGTAATGAAAAATTTACATGTAGATAATACAAGCACATCTACTAATAAAAATACCACTAATTTAACAGCCACAAATGTAACCAGTGACAAAGTAACAGTAAATACACTTATGAAATTACCTGTAATAGACACTGGCGCCGCAGTCGAAGAAGAAGGACTTTTAGGGTATGTTGCCGCAGAGGGGGCAAATGATGTTACTAAATATTATATATCGAAGAAAACCATCGTTGCAAATGGTGAATCGTCAATTGCATGGACTCTAATAACAGTTGCTTAATCAAACCGAACCACAATCTCAACCTCTTCTTTTTTAATACTTTTTACAGCAGAAACCGACAATTCCTCGCGCTTTTTTCTGGTTTTGGATGTAGTTGCTGTGTTTGACGCATTATTTCTTTTCGATGTGCTATTCCTTTTATTCATATCATTTTCAATAATTTCGTAATTCTCTTCAATATAATCAATGACCTTATTTTCTAAAGCCCATTTAAAAAAATTAAGTTGCCCAATGGTAGTTTGAATATAGGTGTTGTTTTTGTAGGGAATATTGATACGCTCCCATCGGCAAAAAGGATCAAATCTTCTTTTTGAATAAGCCTTTAATTTTAACTTATAATCATTGTAAACTTTAAATCGAATCATTTCACTACTTTTCTGCATATTGTAAATAGTGAAATTTTTCTTCGCATAATTCGTTGCAAACCAATCCACAATCCGCAAAGATATTTTGGATTCTCCATTAATAATATTAAGCATCTTCTGCAAATTATTTTCCTGTTGATAAAAAGCTAGTAACTTAGTCATTAATAAATCATTTTGTGTACTATAACTTTTTGACATCTAATAATAGTAATTTCGTTTTTTTAAACTACTTTTTACTTTAAATATTATTTGTTAAACCGTATGTTTAAACAGTATTAAGAGGAAAACAGTTTATTCATGTTTTCAACTTCAGGGCGATTTTCTTGAGGAATGAATATTTTTTCTATGATACTTGAATCTCTAAATCGAATGGAATATTGTTGCTGTATTTTATTTCTTCCAATTCTTCCCATGGCTTGAACGGTTTTTTCCTGCGTCATATTTGATAAATCCTTGGAAATATATCCATGTGAAAACTGATAATTTGTTCCATAAATATAATCACTTGACGCAATAATCATAAACAGTTTTTGATCATTGGCTAGTTCTTTCATGATTTCTGTATAGGCAATACTGCTATGTTCTGTAAATACACCAATTCCCATAATTAATAAGATTTTCCAAGAAGCGTCAATGTCCGTAAGCTGTGCAATTCTAATTATCACATCTTCACTAATATCACAAGTAAACAACTGCGATGTATCTTTATCTTCCGCCCATTTATTAATGTGAGATTGTGTGTTTGGAATATATACGTCATCCATACGTATGACTCTAATTTCAGCAATCAATTGTTCTATTTTTTTTTGTATGGCTTTCATTTCTGGATTCACACGCGAACCCGAATTTTTTCTTTCATCGGATACCTTGTTTTCCTTCATATCCAAATCTTCATAATTTTTTTCCAGTTTATTAACTTCTGTTGTTAATTTTGTATTATAGTCAATATCGGTCATAAGCTCTTGAATCGTTCTTTCAGGAATACCAGATTCTTTTAAATAAAATTTTGCTATTTTTTGAATATTTTCTGTCAGGAATATAGTAGGTCCATCCGTTAAGGTATGCGAATCGCTGGAAACAACATGGATATTTGAGTCATAGGGCACGGTTTTTTCCGTATTAAAATAGGTATAAATCTCACTCCATTTATCTGGATTTATATTTCTAAGAATAAGCAAATAATATTGCTTAATATCATACATGGTTATGTTGTCAAAATCCATGAAATAATTTTTTATTTTTAGGTTATCTCGATTTTCTTTAAGCAGGTTGTGTTCATTAATATATAAGACAAATCTCACAATCTCTCCAAGATCCAAATAACGAAGTAAGGTTTTATTTTGTTCAATGTATTTTGTAGTTCTCAGTAGTTCTGGATAAGTGGGAAATGAAACATGAGGAAGATATACAGCAAGGTCAGGACCTATAATAGGAATTGTTTTTTTACAGTCGTGGCTAATAATGCTATGTATCTCTCCACCAAATCTACCTTTATAATCCTGAAGTGTTGTCATCAACTCTCCTTCTTTGGGTAAAGTAGCAGAAGATAGAATGATATTAGGTATAAGATTTTGTGACCAATTATTATGGATAATTTCATGAAAATCGTGCTTATCATAATCCATGGTTATCGTGGGCTCATCCCAAAATGTTATTATTTTTTCTTTTGGGTTAAAAGCCATCATATAATACATTGCGTATTCATAAGATTTAATATCGGATATAATGATTTCTACGTTTGTTCCATTGCTGTTATCCACTTTTCGAACCGCGCCACTTTTCCAGTCGCGAATACAATCTTTCGCAGCATTGAAATGAAGCCTAATATCCTGGGCATCCCCACAATTAAATGCGAGAGCTATTTTCTTACCACAAGATATAGCATTTCTTGCAAGAGCAAGACCAACATGCCTTGCGGCACAGACAAATATAACTCGATACGTCTCTGATAGCCCAATTGGAGTCAAGGTTTTTCCTGTAGCAGTTGGTGCAATATATAAAACTAGCTTTGGTGTAGGATTTTTAAATAAATCAAATATATTTTTCTGGTGTTTGTATAAGGTTATATTTCTATGATTCCATAAATAAGAATTGTGCTCAATCACATTAGCCGCGTTTTTAATTAAATGTGGAATTTCTTCCAAAATATTTTCGTGGGTTTTAAAATGTTCCAAGATAAAATCCACAAATTCTTTGAAGTAAGTATTTACCTTTTCAATGGAGTTTCGATTCAAATGATAAACCGTGTAATAATAAAATATATGATTTGATATTTTCATTGATTTGTTTGATTTTTTTGAAGAGTCCTTTTTAAAATATTTATGTAGTATTGCTTCTGCGAGTTCCATTATAACGAATTCATATATATTTTTTTGTTCCTGGTCAAGTGTTCTGTCGAAATTATCAATTCGAATAATATCCTTTTTCTTGGGTTTCAAATTACTTTTTGCGGTAGAAGTAAAATCAATATTATATTTTTTTGTTACTTTTTTAATTCTATCTGCAAAGTATTTGGTGAATAAAAAGGCGGTCATCTCTTTGGATTCATCTATTTTGGTATAAGCGTAGAGAGATTTTGTATCACAGTAAGATATAGATGTATCATGAAATCCCTTCTTAATCAGTTCTAAAATTTGTTTTTCTGAGGCATCGACGGGAATTTCAATACCCTCCCATTCTGCGCGAGTTAGTTTGCGTTGACAAAGATCCATTGTTGTTGTTAATAGTATTTTAATTGTTTTAAACATTTTCAATTTTATACATTGTGGAAAAATAATATATTATGATAAATAAAAATAAATATATTATTGTAGTATTATATATGTCATTCAACGAGTTTGAACTTTCAACTCATGAAAGCTATCGAAAATTAGAAAAAGAAGAAATATTGCCGAAATATGAAGCGCCAAAAGACTCGAAAGATTCGATGTGTTCTAAGAAGGTGTCTAATGTAATAAAAAAATTGTTTATCTTTATGTCTGGAATATATATGTTAATTTTTTATGGTTTATCCGCAGCAGCATTAACAGATACGCCATATAAGAAACAACATAAAATATGTGTGCTAAGCAATCTATGGTTGTATTTGTTGTTCTCATTATTTTCAAATGGTTTGTTTTTGAAGGTCCGGAGAGATTTTAATCAAGAAAAACTATTTGTTATTATTAAACCTAATCTTGAAGTATTAGGTGTTAAAATTTTATTTTTCATCTGGGGGTCTGTGGAATTTTACAGTATTTCGTGCGTAGACGACCTTCGTAAAACAGACCTATTTTCATGGGCATTAATGCAGTATTTATTAGATATTCAAAGTATTGCAAGTATTTTTTGTTATACACTTTGGATTTGGTATAAGGTTAAGACAGATAATGAAAGGTTAAGATTAGAAGCCATACATGCTTTGACGCATTCAGGAGAATATATAGAATCTGTTCGAATATAACTAAAATTAATTTATATTTTACTGAATAATTAATATTAATAAATACTAAATGAGAATTATCCCCTATTTTATGTTTTCTTTTTGTAAAACCAATGTTCAACCTCGGTTCTACCACAGTATTTTTGGTAACAATTGTATAGAATATAGTTATGGAACACAAAGCCGGAGAGATTTTAAACAGCTTAAAAATTATACGGGATATGTTCAAGATCATCACTGTATTCCAAAACAATTTAGAAATCATAAATTACTAAGAGACACAGGATTTCATGTAAATAGTGCTTATAATATTGTTATCATGCCAAATCACAGAGGAATTGAAAAACTTAATTTGCATCCAGACTGTCGAATTCATTATAATGGACATTTACAATATAACAAATATGTTGGGAAACAACTTGGGTGGATAAGTTCTAGTTTTTCTACAATAGATGAAAAAAGGTATCAAATATGGCTACTTCTTCATTACTTAAAGGATAATATAAAGTATAATGATACAACTATTCCTTGGTAATAATAATAATAATAATAATAATAATAATAATAATAATCTCTCCATACCTCGTTCTTAAAATCAGTGCAACAAACTTTGTTTCTGTGCATTCAAGAGATTGTAATTCGATACTATGGCATTTATAAATCGACTTGCAAAAATAAGCGAAAATACAATAAGTATTTGATTTCTATGTTTGTATTGAAACGCAAAGGAAATTATGGTTACTATAAAAAGTATAAAAAATAGGTATTGAGATAGAGTGAATACTTGTTCTATATTTTTCTTTAGTTGCATTCCTTCGTCAAAATCTTTGTGTAAATACTGTAAAAAAACCATGCCTGTTTTCCCCGAAGGTTCAAAATAGTATTCATAGAATTCAAGGCAATCATTTGTTTTCATTACATAATCTAATAAATGTTGCGGATATAAATATAATACCGGCGCTTCTGTATAACACTTGAAACTATAAAATGATTCATAAGATAAATCTGATAAATTATCATAATCCCATACTTTATGCTCACAAAGCGTGTTGATTGATTTTATAAGGTGTTCGTTTTTCGTGTTTAATACATAAGCTCCTCCTCTTGCAAGACGTAAACCAACCTCAATTATTTTTGCCCCGCGATATTGAACATTACAAACTCCCGTATATCCTTTCATGTTTGCTTGTGTCCATGTTACAATTTTTTCTGGTGGTTTGTTATCTGGAGAGATATACTTCCAATCATCCGCAATAACACCATGCTGGGTTTCAGAATACACATAAGTCATTTGGTACACAATGGTTCCATTATGAATAAAAAAATCAGTCATTCCTTCAGTATCGTTTATGAATTCCGACCACATCATGTCTGGAATATCTTTATAGTTTTTAAGTTCTTCAAAAGAATTTATTTTATAACAATTTTTACTAGATGCGCTTTTGTGACCATATCTTGGTTTTATAAAGATAGGAAACTCTTTTACACGATGCTTATTTTCCAATAAATCTTCTAAAGTTCCGCAGGATATACTTTGTGATCTTGCAATAAATAGTTTGTCATAGACAAAATTATGTTCTGGATATTGTTTATATGCTTGTCCATCAAAATCAGGAATACATTTTGTAATACGGACTTTCCATGGATCGCGATACGGATTATATATATTAAAAACTTTGCACCAAATCTTCTCTAGTTGGACAAAGAAATTCAATGCCTTTTTTTTTATATTAATATCAAACATATACATATTATAAATATAAAATAATATGTATATTACATGCCTCCACGAAGTCTTAACACTAAATGAAGTGTAGATTCCTTTTGAATGTTGTAATCCGTAAGTGTTCTGCCGTCCTCAAGCTGTTTTCCTGCGAAAATAAGTCGTTGTTGATCGGGAGGAATTCCTTCCTTATCTTGAATTTTTTGCTTCACATTTTCAATTGTATCACTTGGTTCAACATCCAGTGTAATTGTTTTCCCGGTAAGCGTTTTCACGAAAATCTGCATATACTATAATATAATATAATTTTTTTTAAGTTACTTTTAAATATACAATAATTATGTATATAAAAAAATCATACTTCCATCATAATACTACAAGCATATTTTGTTTTATAGTAAAAAAGTAAAAGTACACACGTATTGCCAAACACGGATAAATTAGCTATAATCATAGGATAAACCAAAAAATAAGTCCCATAAATAACCATTAATATAGAAGATATAGATGTAATACAAATATAGGTAACCGATATTGAACTGATCTCTTTTTCTTTCCATGTTTTATAGGTTTGCGGAAATAAGCTTATTCCTACACCAAGAGATCCAAGAATTCCAAGTGCTTTTATTGTGTTTGATGTGTCCATAAATAGTATTTAACTATAATAATATTTAATACTATTAATATTATTATAAGTTTATTGTTTTTTTTTATGTTTTTTACCATTACATAAAGGTTCTCGTAGAATATTTTCAAAACTAATATCAATAGAGTAATATTTGTTATAGTAAAACGCCGCAACAATTACCGCTACAATTACGAAAATTAGAATTTTATTCTTAACAACAAAATGTTCTACATTATTAAGAATTTGGTTTACTTGTTCCATTTATATAGTATCCTATTATTTAATATAAATAGGGATTTCCCGAGATTGGATAGGATGGCTGCATGGCAATACCACAAGTTCCTAAAGTATTATCACTGTCTGTTCTCTCGATTTTAACGTATCCTGCATCACCCCAAGATGTACCCCAGCTATTTTTAACGAGCCAGTATTTTTCTCCATCTTCTTCACCGTACCCAACAACCAAAACACCATGATCTAGCTGGGTTCCACATGCATCACCGGATATAATTCCGCTTGAATAAAACTGAAACGTTTTCGTATCTGCTTGAATTGCAACTGACACCGGACCCTTTGACACAGCCTCTTTTAAATGCAATTCGTTATTTGGAGTAACACTAACACAATCTGTAAAATAGGCAATTGCATCACAATAGTCACACTTTTCACGTTTTCCAATATATGGGTCTTCGTCTTCTGTGCACATTCCGCTATCAATCGCAAATTCAAACGCGGATTCCATCTCTCCACCATTGCAAGCAAAATTTCCATAACTAATAGAACAGTCCATTAACAATTGCTCTGATAGACTCAACAATTCATTGGTTTGAATTGCCCATGCTCCTTCCATAGCTCCAGTTGCTGAAAAACTCCAACAACTTCCACATTGTCCTTGATTTTTAACCGGGGTGACCGCGTTTTTATCACGCCAATCTACAGAATCAGGAACACTCAAATATTCATATTCATAATTACTACAAGTAGTCGTTTTGTTTTTCTGTGTGTATCCCTTTTTAAATACATGAAACTCCTCAAAGGATGAATCCATATATTCATTCTCATCTAGATCAAATGGAAAATTATGATATTTAATATAATTAGTGTTGTCTACAAACTGTTCAAATGAGTTTTTGTATTGCATATACGTTTTATACCGTTTATTATATTTATTCATAAAAGCAACGAAATTATCGTATTGTTCATGTTCGTTAATGGGAGTTATAGCTCCATAAGAAGCAACACATAAACTAAGAAGTAATAGGGTTCGCATTATACATTGTAATAAATATCCTTTTAAGTATATTTATTATATTTGTAAAATAATAAATCTTTCTAGAAATTAATGGAACAGAGTATGGGAAATATTTTAGCGGGTTTAATTACGTATAAGACAGACGATATTGATAAATACATACATGAAATAAGGAGTGACTTAAATATTAAAACAAGCCTTAATAATAAAGTAGAGACGAAGATAAAAGCAGATGAAGCAAATATACGATGTATAACCAATTTTATCGAAAGAAATGATACAACAATTGAGCAGCAAGTAAATGACATTAAACAAATAACCGAGGGTCTTAAAAATGCCCATCTATTTTCAAATGAATTGGCGGAGAGAAATAAAGCATGTATAGAAATTATTAAGTCTGAAAAATGCGTTAATGTTCGACAAAAACTTGCGGAAATAAAAAGGTTACGAAAAGATATTCGTGATTTTTTAGAAAAAGGGGGAATTCAGGCCTCGTAAATATAATATTAACCGAATTAAAAGATACTTTATATACAATACATTATTATTATTATATGCGATATGTTTTTGGACAAGAAATAGAAACAGAAGAAGATAAAAACTACATGTGTTTTTGTTAATGTATTTACACAAATTTAAATTATTTTTTTTGTGAAAAATAATTTAGTTTAAGATAGTATAATTATTAATTATTACAATTAATAATTATTTAAAAATAAAAAATAAGATAATGAATTTAGTTGGAGTAAGCAAGACCACCCATGCCACTCATGATGCGGAGTACGTTGTAGTTGACAGCGTAGATTCTTACCTTAGCAGTCGCGGTGCCCTCAACGGTGGCGTTCGAGAGAACAAGTTGAAGGGTCGCGTTGTCAATGCGCGAGAAATTGCAGGTGCCCGAAGGTTGGTGTTCTTCGGGGCGGAGAGCGAACGAGTAGAGGTTGATGCCGGTGTCGGGGGTGCGGGTGTGGTGTTGGAATGGTTGAACGAGGTCGAAGTAGGTGCCCTCACGCTCCGAGAAGCGGTCTTGTCCGTTAAGTTGGAGCTTAGCGGTGACAACAGGGTTTTGTCCCCAGCAGTGCATGTTGAGGGCGGTTTCGGCGAGAACGAAGGTGCCCGCGTCGGATACAAGCGAGCCACCAGCGGCGTCGTCAGGGCCATCTGCCCCTTGAAGCCCCGACCCCCATCCATCTTCGGCTGAAGCGGTGTCTGCCTTGAGCTGATCAGCGTCAACATTGTCGAAGAAGCCCGAGGCACTAACCATGCCGTCAAGAGCATCCTTGGCGCCGAACGCGTGGAACGCATTGGGGAGAGCATCGTAGGCATCGGTGTAGTTGAAAGGTTGGGCGCCGAGAAGCTTGAAAAGATCGGCGGCGCAATCGAGCGACGCGCAGTAGTCAACATTTCTGTCGGGTTGAACAACCCAGATAAGCTCCTTACAAGGGTGGTTGAAGTTGAGCTTGATCTTGTTGGACGACGAACCTACCGACTCATCACCAGTGAATTGAAGTTGCTCAATGAGGTATTCGTGGGGGTTTTGGGCCATGCGACGTCTCTCGTCAGTGTCGAGGAAGATGTAGTCAACGTAGAGCGAAGCAGCGACAAGCGATTGCGAGTAAGCACCACTTGTGGATTTGCCAGAGGTGCCAGAAGAGCAAGCAATGTCATTGGTTGCCCAGAGGCACTCATCAATAGGGCGGAGGTCAATGTTAATCTTGACTTCGTGGTATTGAAGAGCGATGAGGGGAAGAGCAAGACCAGGGTTTCTGCAGTACCAGAATTGAAGAGGAACGTAGAGAGTGGTCTCAGGGAGAGCCTTGCGAGGAGCGCAGGTTTGGCGAGGCGCATCCGATGAGCAAGGGGTGTCGATATCCGCAAAGTTAGGGTCGGTGATGTAGGTAAGGGCAGTGGTTTGTCCTACCATGTTGTGGTATCCAACCTCTTGTTCCTTGGATTGAGTGAGGCTGTTCCAGATGTGCATCCAGTCACCGTATTGGCGGTCGATGCGTTGACCACCAATCTCAATCTCGACTTGCGAAACAAGTTGGTGACCGGGGAAATCAAGCCAGCGAGCGTAATAGGCTTCGTTTTGACCGATCTCAGGTAAAGTGAGTTGAAGATAGGTTCTGTAAGCAAGATCACCATTTCTTGAGATGGTGCATGTTACACGGCGGCCGAAATCGGCTTGTCCGTTGAAAGTTTGCTCAATAGCTTCCATGGCAAAATTAGTGTGACGTCTGTAGGTAACCTTCCAGAATGTGATTTGTGGGTTACTCGTTAGATATACATCTTGAGCTCCATAAGCGACTAATTGCATAAGTCCTCCTCCCATAGTTATAATATTGCTAAAGAAAAAAAATTTTATTATATTAATTTAATTAATTTTCAGTCATTTAATAGAGAATTAATATCTAAATTCTCTTCCATAAATAGTCTTAAATAATCATCTGAAAAAATCTCTTTTTTACCTTCATGATTTTTTTTAAAAATATACGAATTTTCATTTTTTACTACAGACCAACCATTTTGAAGTGCATTGTAAATAAAGATCATTTTTTTTAAATGTATATCTTTTATGCTATTAAAATCTAAATTTGATATATTAATGTCCATTAAATCATAATTAGAAAAAGTTAATAGAAATTATTCTTAAATATTATAAAAATATAAAAAAATGAATATAATTTAATAATATATGCCTAATTTTAAGCCAAAAACAAACAAGAAAATCATTGTTAGCGAAAAAGATACAATAACTTTAGATAACAAACACCAGGAAATAACAGAAAAATTTCAAAATGAAAATGAAGTTGTTATTCCAAAATTAAAAAAAAAATTAAAATTACTTAAAAAAAAATTAAATGTGATAGATCTTACATTGGAAACACGTCTTGATATAAAAGATGAAATACGTAAATTAAAAGAGCAAGTTCGTAAAATAAAAAATAAACAGAAACAATATTATTTAAAAAATTCAAAATATATTTTTAATTATTTCGAGGATAAAAAAGAGATTGCAAATGGTAATAGCAATACAACTGTCTTGAATTCTTTTTTTAATATTAAAGAAAAAAAAACCGACAATGATGTAAATATGAATAGTAATTTACAGAATTATTTAAAGAATATTGATGATAGTTTTATTAATATTAATAATTTTATTGCGGATACAGATGTGTGTAGGTGTTGTAATAAAGGTGAAATGATACCGGTTGAACATGAAGGGATTATGGTATGTAACAATTCTAAATGTGGCAAACACTATCAGTTCCTCATTGAAAATGAGAAGCCATCCTATAAAGAACCTCCAAAAGAAGTATGTTTTTATGCATATAAAAGAATTAATCATTTTAGAGAGATTTTGGCGCAATTTCAGGCTAAAGAATCCACTCAAATTCCGGAAATGGTTATACAAGATATTATGTTTCAAATGAAAAAAGAAAGAATAACACTCGAATCTCTCACCAATAAAAGAGCGAAAGAAATTTTAAAAAAACTTGGCTACAGTAAATACTATGAACATATACCATTCATTAAAGAAAAATTGGGTATAAAACCGCCTATTATGAGTCCAGAATTAGAAGAAAAATTATGTAATTTATTCATGGAAATACAAGCGCCTTATGCTAAATACTGTCCCGATGGACGGGTAAATTTTCTTAATTATTATTATACAATTTCTAAATTATGTGAATTGTTAAACGAAAGACAATTTTTACCTTATTTTCCGGTTTTAAAAGATCGAGAAAAAAGGATTGAACAAGATGATATTTGGAAAAAAATATGTAAAGAATTAGATTGGGAATTCATTCCAACATTATAAATAATAATATAAATACAATTATTATTTATGGATTTATGGATTATATATGAATTTATCGTGGGAATCCAACAAGGTTGGCGCCAATACCGAATCCAGCTCCCGAACGTGCAGAGGCAGCCATGGAAGGAACATAGGTGTCAAGAATAGAGAAGGTAGCCGCAGCGGTTAGAGCAATTAAAGCAACTTCTTCAAGCTTAAGTTTTTGTTTGGGGATAACTGAAGCAACTATACCAACCATGATACCTTCAACGAGATATTTAATCGCTCTTTTAATAAGTTCTCCAAGATCCAATTGATTCATTATAATAATGGTAAAGATAAAATATTTTCCAAAAAAGTATTTAAATCATATGTATTATTAATAGTATATGGAAGAATCTCCTAAATTAGTTGATTTATTAGAGGAAGACAATCCTTTACCTGGACAAAAATTTGTGTGCGTTTCATTTGTTTCCCCTGAAACAATATTAAAGGAAAAATCCATTTTTTTATTTGATAAATTCCTAAAGAATTGGGATTTTCAAAAATCAATGGAAAAATATAATCAGTTTACAAATTTCTTATGTTTTAAATATAATCTTTCGGCGGAAGATGTACAAAATGATTTAAAGGAATTTGTAAAAGAAGAGCATCCAAATTTATTATCACATACTGTGGAAGATGAATATAAGAATTTTATTGATAAATATGAACAAAAACTAGACAATGAATTCAATGAAGAACATAATTTTAAAACGAATGTTCGTGGCATAAAAGTTCGTGGTGTTTTTGAAACACAAAAAGAAGCGGAAATTCGTTCTAAAGTTTTGCAACAATTAGATCCAAATCATGATGTTTATGTAGGTCCAGTTGGATTGTGGATGCCTTGGGAACCAGACGCATATAAAACTGGTCGCGTTGAACATATAGAAGATGAATTAAATCGTTTAATGCACGAAAAAGATAAAAACGAAAAAACAGCTAAGATGCAATTTGAACAACGGGTTAAAGATGCTAAAATTAAAGCAATTGAAGAAAATAAGAAAATCGCAATTGAAAATAATAATAAACTTACGCAAAATGTAGACAAGGATGGAAACCTTTACAGTGTTAACAACGATAAAAATAGCGAAGTTCCTCTGCTTGATGTTCGTAAGGAATTATTTGACGAAGAAAATATTAATCGTGACCGTTTGTTAAGTGATCCAAATCATCCTAGTCCACTTGAAAGGGTAAAAAGTAAACTCATTACAAGTACAGAAACGGAGGAAACTAACAGTGAGGAAACTAACAGTGAGGAAACTAACAGTGGAAATGATAATCTAGAAAAAGTAGATTAAACCATAAAAACGAATAAATAAATATTTATAAATATATTTATTTATTACCATCTTGATTTTTTAACGTTAATTCTTGGTCCTGCTGATTTTTTACGATTTGAATTTGGATCATACATTTCATCTTCCTCGTCTGAATTGATATCTTTTGACATTTCCCAGAATTCCTTAGACCCCAACTTGAAATTTCCATGCGGTTCTGCGTGATACCAAAAAATTTGATCCTTTAGTGCGTTACTTTTTGCATTATTATGAATAACAAGGCATTCATAATTTTCTGTACATTGATCCATAACCTGACAAAAAGATTCGAATGTTGGAAACATTCCCGCATAATTTTCATAAATTCTTTTGCGATTTGCAATATAAGGTTCGCGTAAGATAAACACGTAGTCAATATTTGTTCTTAAATTTGGAGGAATACCAAGAGGATATTGCATCGTAATTATCAACATGACCTTCCAATGGCGCCCATTCATAAACAACAACCTCATCATTTTATCTTTTGTCCAGCCTGCGTCATACAAACAATCATCCAAAATAACAAATGTGCGACCATCAATATTAGATTTCTTGTAGGCTTCGGTTTCTCTTTTTATTTGTTTTATCACTTGTTTTTGTCGTTTTAAAATATTTTCAATGATTGCGCTATTATATTCATCGTGAATAAACAATTTTGGAACATGTTTTGAATAAAATCCATTTCCTGCTTCTGTTCCTGAAATCACCGTACCTATAGGAATGTCCTGTTGATAAAATAGAATATCTCTTACTAAATAAGATTTGCCTGTATCACGGCGACCAATTAAAACGATAACAGGTCCACTGCCTCCCACACCACTCGCTTCAAATTTTATACTTCTCATATCGAATTTTTTTAATTCAAGAGTCATAATATAAACAATCACAAAAAATACATTATTTAAAAACGCATTATTAGTTTAAAAGCAGGTAAATTAATATATATAAAAAACAATGGATAAATTATCGTTAAACTACGATTATTGTGAGGATGATTTAGAAAACATGGATTATCTTAACGTTAAAAACACACAAAAGTATAACCCTATTTATACAAAATATTTTAAACTAACAGAAAATAACTACAACAAAATCACTTTAAATCACCAACATAAATTATTAGGTGTTTTAGAGAAAAAAACGTTTTCTACTTATTTATGTAAAATTGGACATAAAAATAATTTTCAAAAAAAAGAAGTATTTGTTAAATTTGCTCCATTGATAGATCCTATAAAATACATGATTGGTAAATATGATTTTGACAATGATTCTTTATTTACGTTGCCTCAATTAAATGAAAATACTGTTGTTTCTAAAACAAAAAAAAAATTAGAAGATTATAATAATTGTGCATATGTTGATGGATTTTTTTCTTTTTTGACAAGTAAACTTTTACATGAATATAAGTTTTTAAATTCCGTTGATTTTTATGGTTCATATCTTGCAAATCATAATAATATGAAAATTAATATTTTCGATGATGTTGATTTTTTGAATGATTCTGTAGATTTTCATAAAAGCAAGAATGTTCATTTTGAGATTGATGATGATTTTTATGATGAACTTTCAAATTATGATTCTAATAATAATAAAAAAAAAATAAATATTTCAGGTACGGAAGTAGATCCTCTTAACATAGAAGAATTAGCTGGTTCTTCATTAGAAAATAGTAAAGAAATAGATAGTAATAAATCCTTCGTAAATTTATCGGAATTGAATGATTTAAGTTTAAATTTCCTTGATATATCATCAAATATAAATAAAAAAGATTCAAGATGTTCTAGTTTAACATGTTCTTCAAGAAGTTCACATACAGAATCAGATACAGATAATGAAGACGAAGACAAAAATGATAGTGATTGTGATGAAGATGATGAAAGTGACGAAAGTGATGAAAGTGATGAAGATGAGGAAAGAGAAATTTGTGCATATATTAAAGATTTTCCTGTAAATGTTATTATGTTAGAAAAATGTGAGCAAACCCTTGATTATTATATGCTAAAAAATGAACTTGAAGAAACCGAATGGGAATGTATTCTCCTTCAAATTATATTTACTTTAATTACATACCAAAAAGTATTTGATTTTACTCATAATGATTTACACACCAATAATATAATGTTTACTTCTACCGAAAAACAATTTTTACATTATACTTATAACGGTAAAACATACAAAATTCCAACTTTTGGAAAAATGTGGAAGATAATAGATTTTGGAAGATCCATTTTTACATTTTCTGGAAATTTAATTACTAGTGATAGTTTTTCTAGTAAAGGTGATGCCGCTACACAATACAATTTTGGTCCGTATTATAATGACAAAAAACCAAAAGTAGAACCTAATAAGAGTTTTGATTTATGTAGATTAGGTTGTTCCTTATTTGATTATTTTATAGATAATATTAAAGGTATAAAAGATAGAAGAGATTGTGATAACTTACAATGTCTCATATTAGAATGGTGTGAAGACGATAAAAATAAAAATGTATTGTATAAAAATAATGGAGAAGAACGATATCCAGAATTTAAACTTTATAAAATGATTTCACGAACCGTTCATAATCATACTCCACAACGTCAACTCGAAAGAGTTATGTTTGATAAATATAGAGTATCCAAGAAAAAACTAAATAAAAAAACTAAAATAATAAATATAGACGCTATTCCGTGTTGTGTTTAATTATATTTCAAATTGTATAAATAAATAAATAAATAAATAAATAAATAAATAAATAAATAAATAAATAAATAAATAAATAAATAAATAAATTATTAATTTAAATTATATAAATAAATAATTTAAATTATGTATTCGTAGGTTTAAAATTCTGGTTCATTTGTGAAAGCTCCTGGAACAGTTGGTACTTCACCATCACCTCCAATCATAGAAGACAATCCAGACAATCCAGACAATCCAGACATATCTCCAATTTGAGACATTACAAATTGTGCCATTCCCGCTGCAACTAAAACATACATAGATTCATTTGCTAAACTTTTAAAATCTATTTCTCCTTTTTTTATCATTTTTACTTCAAAAACCTTCATTGCAAAAAATAACAATGAAATAACAAGACTCATCATTACAAGATCTTTCATTTTTATATAATAATAATACATTCATTCATATTTAACGAATTAACTAAGAGTTTCAATATCTCCAAGTAAAGATGGTCCCATATCTATGTTTTCTAATGAAATAATATCATCTAATTTTAAATCACTGTCTTCTATTTTTATTTTATCATCCTCTAAATCATCCAGTCCTTCAATTTCTGTTACATCTACCTTATTGGAAAAATTAACCTCTGGTTTTTCTTGATTTACAATTGGATTTATTATACTTGGTATTGATGTATCTGGCTCTAATATTTGTTCTTTCGTCAATGTCTCCATATTTGGATTTACATCTAAATCTTTTGTATTGGATTCTTCATTTTCATTTAAATTTTTAATATCCAACATAATACCATAGTTATCGTCACTAATAACAAGATTATCATTATCTTTTATTTTTATTGTGTCTGTTCCAGAATCATTCATCACTTCTTCAATAAGAATATTGTTATTTTCTGAAGAGTTAGATTTTTCATTTTCATTATCAATCGTCGATTCCCCATCTGAACCAACCTCTGAACCAACATCAGAAGTATCCTCTGCAGGAATAAACTCTTCCTCTACTTCTACGGTTTCTTCTGTAACTTCATCTAAATACGAACGAAGTATTGTTTCGATTGGAATAGTATCTCTTATTGCATTTAATATACATTCTTTAATGATTAGTTCTATTTCACGATTATGTTTTTGAATTTCTAATGGATTTATGTTATTTTGAAATAAATAAATATTTGTGTATAATTTTCTAGCAACTAAAATATAAATTTTATGAATAAAAACTGCTAAATTTGGAATATCAATGTCCACCTTCTTTTGATTTTGTCCTACTCTTATACATGTAAGTGCCTTTAATTGAATAATGTGTACACATGTAATTAAATCCTCTATATATCCACATTTGCTGTTTTCTTTAATTCTTGTTACCTCATTTTCTATTAATTCTTTATTCCATTTTGGTATTCTTGATAACAAATTTTGAAATGTCATTAAATACTTGTTTTCTTCATCGTTCTCAATGCAAAGTTTATAAGCATCTTTATATATAGATTTAAATCCTTCAATAATAAATGGACACATAATTGTAACAAGGCGCGCCGTCCATTCATTTCGTGATTCAGTTAAACTATGTATATTATAATCATCCATTTACATAAATGATATATTTTCTAAATTATAATCATTACGCAAATATACAAAATTTAATAAAAAAAACATTAACATCTTTTCATTCTTTATTTCCTTTCTAATTTTGTTAAATACGATAAGTATTTTATTTTTTCGGTGCTTATTCTTATAATTTTTTTTGATATGATTTAAAATATCAATCGCTGAAAACCCTTTATTATATAATTTGTCTACCTTTTCTATTAATTCGTTATAAGAGGTATTTTCTGTTAAATCTTTAATAATTGATTTAACTGTAATTAGTTTTTGATATTCTAATTTATTAAAATCATATGTTTTATTCAACAAATAAGTATGTAAATTCGTTTCTTGATTTAATATTAATGGTGGCGATACGTAAATCTCCGAAAATCTTGATAATATTGGTTTTAATAATTTATACTTGTTTTCCACCACAATAAAAAATCTTGTGGTATTACTAAACAATTCTATACATCGTCTTAATGCTGACTGTGCATCCATTGTTAGTTTATCAGCGTTTAATAATACGATGCTTTTAAATAACTTTTGCGAATTATGAATATTTGTTCTAGCAAAAAATTTCAACTCTTCACGTATAAACTTAATCCCTTTTCCATGCCCACAATCTATATATATTACATATAAGTTCATTAATTCCTTATCGTGATTATAAATATCTTTTATGAAATTATGTAATAATGTCCGTTTCCCTGTTCCGTTTTCACCATGAAATATAATATGCGGAACCTTTCTGGTTTGTATAAAATAATCTAATTTTTTTTTTATATTTTTATGTATGTTTAACTCCATCTAATAGTATTTAATATATATAATTTAAATACTATTTATACTTATTAATAACTACTTAGACTCTGTGTAAATGGATTATTTTTAAATGCTTGCAGTAAATCAGGTTTAATTCTGTCTGTATTTGGATTTGGTAATTCTTGTTTTCCGTGCAATTGTCCATAAGTTTGCAAATCTGGCGAATAAGACGGACCCATAGTTGTAGCCGACGTGCGATAGTTCATGTTATCTCTCTGGGTTGTTAAATCCTGATTAATTTGATTATTAAAGGTGTCTGTTTTCCCAGAAGGAGTATAAGCATATGTTTCACGATTTACATTATTACGTTGCGCGTATTCTGCATCTGATAGACGCAGACCATTTGCACCATTGCCTGAACCAAAATTTTCAACATGTAATGAACTTCTTTGACTTTCAATTCTGCGGTTTTGGTCCATTAAATATCCTCCTTTTTGTGTTCCATTTCTTTGAATATTCATGTTATATGGTTGACTTCCAGTCATCTCTCGAATTGTTGTTTTTGGATTATTCTTTTGATATACATATTCTCCACCTGCTCCCACCTTTTGAACATTTCCATTAATTCTAATGTTTCCAATAACATTTTCCTTCCTGGTAGGACGCAAAAAATCCATGACTGGTGCCATTAAAGCGCCAATAGCACCCCCCGCCGCTCCAAATACATCTCCACTGTCTGTAGTAACACGATTATTTGGAAGAACTGTGTGAGAACCTCTGCCATTATTTGCCACTGTTGTAGGATTGTTGTTCACCCCCGTAGATACACCAAAGTTTTCCTTATATACATGAGGACGCATCGTTCCCTCGTAGTTTTCAGGAGCAGTTCCCTTAATCATATGTCCACCTCCTGCATTTCCGCTGTAAGAAGAAAGTGTGTCTATACGATTTACATCAGGTAATATGTTTACTGCTCTATTTGTTTGTCCCTTCTCAATTCCTGTTGTGGTTAAATATCTTTCTGGACCATTCATAAAATATGAATCTGGATTATATTGTTCAAATTTACCATGAATACCACGATTTTGTATATGCGATAATGCCGGACCCTCGTGTGATGCTAGGTCATACGTTTGTTTAGGATTTGTCTTTACCCTTAAATCATCTACAGAGCGAGGCATCCATTGTTCTCTTGCGCCCATTCCGTTATTAAATCCCTGAAATCCCTCACCATTTTTTAATCCCGGTGTCTCTCTTTTTTCTTGCCATGGTTTTGTATTGTTTTGTTGTAAACTAGTTACCTGTCTAGATTGTATAAAATCAGTCATGTTAGGAACACCATGCGCCCATTGAACAGATTCTTCAGGTTTAAATAAAGGAGCTACTTCTTCTTTGTTGTAACTTTGAGAACCCGAACCAATCTTGTTATCTAAAATGCTTTCACTTGTATTATCATCTAAATTAATACCTTTAATTTTACTACCAAAAAATGGAGCCATATTATTATGTCTAAAGTCGCTTTGTTGGACCGTATCCCCACTTAATGATACAAATTGCGCACCTTTAAAATTTTGTTCGCCGCCATGCAGGTCTTCGTGGGTAACCTTTTGAGATTCAACATTTGTAATGGAATTTTGTAAAGACCTTTGTGGAGAGATATAATTTTGAGCTGCACGTCTATTACTTTCATAATGATTTGTTGGTTTCTCATACACTTCTTTTTTTCCGTCTGGATAGTTCGTGAAGGATTCTTTACTATTCATTGTTTGATATAAACCTAATGCACCAGCTAAAGCGATTAATTCAGCCATTATATATATGTTATTATATTTTTTGATAATTTTAATACCAAGTAATACTAAAATTATCTATTTTCTAAGTTTTTTTCAAAAATATTTTTCTGTTGCACTCTTGAACTAACATTATTTGCAAAAGAAATCATGGACTTATCTTGGTAATTATGTAATGGCATATCCCATCTATCATGTTCTTTATCTAAGTAAGACCATGCTGGATGAGTGGCTCTTGACTGATCTGTCATCATATTTACAGAAGGATACGATGTTGGTAATTGATTCACCTTTTCATACACATATTTATGCTCATCACGATTTAAAGGTCTATCCACTCTTCTTAATTTATTTTCTAAATCAATTATATTTGAATTAAAATTTGCCCCCCATTTTTGTAATCTTATGTGTGGGTCATTTTGAAAGGGCATGAAGTCACCGGGTCCAGGAACATTTAATGTATATCTACCAGTCCCGGTAGCTTGTTGCAATTCTTTTTCTATTCTTGCTGCATCGTTCTTTATACTTGTTAAAGCCATAATATATATTACTTAAGAATTTATATTTGGAAATGGTCTTTCTGTATTACTAACTTCTAATTTTGCTGGCATAATAACCGGATTTCTTTTGAAAAACTCTACTGTATTTAATGGGATCAATTGAGGAAATGTTGGAAATTGCGGTTTTACTAAATTTGTAGAACCAATTCCTCTTAAAGCTGATTCAATGTCTACAGAATTACTACTTAAAACTGTTCTATTTAATTTACTCGGTGGAGCAGAACCACCAGATGGTATCGATGCCATATAAGGTTCACCATAAGATAATGTTGTATCTAAATTATAATTTTGAAACTTCCTAAATTCCTCTTGTTCAAGTTCATAGTTTCCAAATGTATTAATATTTCTTGTAGACGTCATATAATGTATATTAATAATATAAATAATATGAATAATATGAATACTATGAATACTATGAATACTATGAATACTATGAATACTATTATTATTTATATGTAAAATTATAATATATCTAGGAGTTCCTTTACCTTATTCATATGTAAAAGAGTTGTGTCTGAAACCTTTTTATGTTTAAAATAGTCTTTTATACACATATGAAATTCATAAAATACCTCTTCTGCAAAAAGTCTTACTAAACCCCATTCGGTATCTTCTTTATTCTCTTGTAAAAAATTATTTTTACATGCATAAGAAAAAAGGTCTTCAAAATAAGGTTCTTTTTTTAAAGAAAAATAAAGTTGAGTTCTCCCTGACGAAATAACATCATTATCCCAGTCATTCAATCCAAAAACCTTTAAAAATTCGGTTTGATATTCCGTAAATGTATTATAACATATATCTATTTCATAATTATACATGAATTAATTATGAAATATTTTTTAAATGCATATTTGATTTATTAGTTAAGTTGTTTTTTCGCATATTCACGACTGGGTAGCCCTCCTCTTATCCATCCGCTTGAAGCAGCGCCTTCTATAAGATTGGAAGGATTTTGTATTTTTGAAGCTACCTCAGGTATCATAGGTGTATTCTGTAATGGAATAAATGACCTTTCCGATAATTTTGTAACTGTTTTACGATGTGTTTCTTGAGCCCCTGTTCTTAGTTTTGTTTCAAGATCAGTTTCCACTTTTCCTTTTCCTAAATATGGAACTGTTAAATATTGTCGTTCTTGTAAAGAAATTCTACCTTTATCGTGCAATAAATTTTTATCAATCAATAGCTTAGAACTTGTATCAACATTTGTTCCATTTAAAGAAGTTTGGTATGTTCCACTATAATTAAACATGGGTTGATTTAAAGCAAATGACATTCCAGATTTCATTTCCAAATCAGTTGGATAAGGATTCTCTAATTGATAATTACCTTGCTTCACATTTTGAACATTTTTCTGACTTAGATCGGACATATCATTTCCTATTCTTGACATGTCATTAAACATATAATCTGTTCTTTGCATATATAATTTTAAAATATATTATTTTTTTTATTTTGGCAATAGAAGTGTTCCATCTTTTGTTGATTTTAAATCACCATATAAAAAATCTTTGAATGATTGTTGATCGTTTGGTATTTGTGTGTTAGCAGTAGAATAAAAGTTTCTCATCGAATAGTCAAACATTGTATTATTTCCTAAATCCTGAAATAATTTTTTTTCAATTTCAACATTATTGCTGTTGATTTCTTTTATCATTTCTTTTGTTTTTAAATTTATTTCTTCGTTCATATCTTCATGAAATGCAGGTGGTGCTGACCTACGAGTAGGATGGTCTTGATAATCCGTTAATAATACATTACCAAGTGGATTCCTAGATGTTGGTTTTTTATATTCATCCATTTTTTCCTTCATCATCTCATCTTCATTTTGTTTGTTTTCATCCATAACATCTATGGATTGTATGGTTGTAAATCCTTCTGTATTAAAATTGCTAAATTTAACTACTATTATAACCGATAATACGGAAATTCCCATAAATAAAAATTTTAATGACCTAAAAAGTAAATACCCTAAAATAGATAAAAGTATAATCATTCTTGATAATGCATTTAGTTTTTGATTAAATGTCATAAATTCAGAAGGCCATACTTCACTTATATATTTACTATCAAATAAAATAACAGGATCATTAATCCAAAAATTAGTTGTCATTATATATATGATTTGTTATTTTTTTGTGATTAAACAACAATTACCCACGCTTCTTCTTATTTTTCTTTTTTTTATTTGGTTTCTTTTTTCCTTTTCCTGTAGTATTTTTCTGTATGTCACATGGTTCAGCCGTATTTACATATGATTTCTCAATATTTTCTCCAGTCACAAATTTATTATCAATTAATACACCATTCTCTTTTTTATCTTCTAATTTTTTTCGCAACCGCTCTTTCAGTTTTGCATTTTTTAAATTTTTATTTAAATTGTTCTGCATTGCATTTAAATCTACCTTTCCAGATCCTTTTGGAATGCTCCCCATTCCCATGTTTCTAAACATTTCATCCATATTTTTCATTCCAGGCATAGTCTTCATTTTTTTTAATATTTCAGATGCTTCTTCTAATAATTCACTTTCTTTAATCTCACCACTTTTAAATTTGCTTTCTAATTTCGTACTAATTGATTTTACAAGCTTCATTAGTTTTTGTGGGTCCTTCAATAAATTCTTAAATAGATCATCCATGTTTTCTAACCCACCTGCGCTTTCTTTAAAATCATTAGCGGTGTCCTCTGCTATTTCTTTTGCAAGATTCCCTATTTTACCATCTAATAAGTGATTTAAATGAGAATGCATATCGTCTGCAGATGGAATATTTTGTGATACATCCGTATCAAACATGGTATTCATATTTAAAATAGTTTCTTCTAGTTTTTTTTTAAACTGATCTTGATCTATTGCTTGAAAAAAATCTGCAGAATCTCCAAACATATTTTTGGAATCTATATCATTTACGGTTATAAATAGTATAATTTGTAAGTATTTCCAAATTGCTTCCTTTGTATTATCTGTAATATCATTTTTCCATAACTTTTTAAAATCTATGTTTGGTAAAAAATAGGTATCGCCTGAATCATTTTCTTTAAAAAGATCCTCGTTTTTGTACAAAATATTTAAAAAATGTTTTGGGTATACTGATTTACAATACTCTAATAATTTTACATACTCTTCTGGATTCAATTCTGTTTGTATGTTATATTCGGGAAACGTTTTATTTACATCTACTAAAAATTCCTTCATTATATTTGTAAATTTTTCCATTTTATCTTCTTCTTCCTCTTGTTCTTCTTCCTCTTGTCCTTCTTCCTCTTGTTCTTGTTCCTCCTCTTCTTGTTCCTCTTGTTCTTGTTCCTCTTGTTCTTGTTCCTCCTCTTCTTGTTCCTCCTCTTCTTGTTCCTCCTCTTCTTGTTCCTCCTCTTCTTGTTCCTCCTCTTCTTGTTCCTCTTGTTCCTCTTGTTCCTCTTGTTCCTCTTGTTCCTCCTCTTGTTCTTTTTTGGGGCTATTTTCAGTAATATCCATATAAGTAATTTAATTTATAATGTTTAAATTAAATTAAAGTTAATATATTATTGGGCGTTTTTAACCACATACATAAGAGACAATTTTGACACGGTTTTTACATACTTCATCCACTTTGCTTTAGTTTCATCTGGAAAATTATTCAATCCTTTTCTTATAATATGTATGGTTTCTAGTGCTTTTTTTGCATTTACAAGTGTTCCGTCTTCAATATCCCACGAATAGTCTTTTTCTACAAAAAAATCAAAATCCTCTGTATCAATGTTTTTTTTATACCTTGAGTATACTTGCTTGTAAAAACCAATTATATATAATGGAGGATTATATTTAATGAAATTTATAACAATTTCACAACCATTTCTTATTGTTTTGTGAGATTGGGTATGTTCTTCCGTAAATAAAGTACTGGTCCATTCCATCCATTCTTTGTGATTTGTAGAAAATGCCTTCAAGATAGTTTTGCTGTCAATATTGTGGATCTGATTCATAATATTAATTATTTATTATATATTTATATAGTTTTTTTTTGTTGTTGTATTTCTTTTTCTCTATCTTGTACAATTCTATCCATATCTAATCCATTTTTGCCAATTTTATCAGGAGTATAATTATCAGGAGGTGTCTCAATAGTATCTTCTGTTAAAGGAGCACAATAATTATGCATCTGTCTTAATCCTCCAGAACCCTTTGCTGATAATTCATCAGCATCCATATCATAAAAACTATAATTATCAGATTGAACCCCATACAAAGTATTTGAACCCATGCTAAAACAATCCGGATCATCATTCGCTAAACTACTTGCAGGATTAGTTTTACTGTTTAAATGCCTAATAATACTGTCGCCTTCTATTATTTTATTTCCTCTATTTAACAATAATAAAGCGGGAACCTTATTTATTTCTTTAGGTAACTCCATATCTGTTCCATTCTCTAATATTACAACTATGTTTCCTTCCGGTCCAATTTTTCTTTTATCTATACATATATAGTGCAGTTCATTTCTTAATGGATGCTTTATAATTTGTGTTAATAATTTTTCACAATTTTTGCAGAAATTACTATAAAAAAATATAGAATTCATATAATTTATTCGATTATTTATTGTTTTTAAATTAAACCTAAATATTATATTATTATATAAAATTGAATTATATAAAATCTAAATAATAAAATATATAATGAATCCCCGATTAGATCGCGTTTATCAAGAAGATGAAAAAATGAATATTTCTTTCACAAATACAAATTATAGTATTGTAAATGCTCTTCGACGAACCATTTTATCAGATATTCCCGTTGTATCATTCACCACTTTTCCCCATGATGAAAATAAATGTGAAATATTTAAGAATACATCTACTTTAAATAACGAAATTGTAAAACATCGCCTATCATGTGTTCCTGTCTATTTAGATCCAAATGATGAAACCTATAAATCCTTAAAAATAGTAGTAAAGGTTAAAAATGATACAAATGAAACTATATATGTAACTACCGAAGATTTTGAAGTATATGATATAAATACACAAAAACCAATAAAGGCTGATGATAGAAGAAAGATATTTCCAAGTGATAAAATCACAGAAGATTTTATAGATTTCAATCGTCTAAAATCTGAAATTTCAGGAGATATACCCGGAGAAGAATTACACTTTGAAGCAACTCTTGATATTAATACTGCTAAATCAAATGGATGCTATAACTGCGTTTCTCTATGCAGTTATATTAATACTCCCGATACCATTAAGGCAAATGATATGTGGATTGAAAAAGAAAAGACTCTTAAACAAAAAAAGGAATCTAAAGAAGATATTGAATATATTAAAAATAATTGGTTTTTATTAGATGCAAAACGTATATGTATTGAAAATAGTTATGAATTTTCAATCCAGACAATTGGTGTACTAACTAATGAAACCATTTTTAAAATGTCCTGTGACATACTGATTGAACAACTTAAAGAACTGGGAGACAAATTTGAGTCAGATTCTATAATTATAAACAAACCTGTTTCAACTACCGAAAATGAATATGAAGTTATTCTCGAAGGAATTGACCACACCATTGGAAAAGTACTTGAGTATATTCTATATGAAATCTATTATATGGAAAGACAATTGATTACTCTGTGCGGATTTCGTAAAAAACACCCTCATGATAATTTCTCTGTTATTAGAATTGCCTTAGCTGAAGCTATGGATAAAGAAATTATACGTGAATATTGTTCTACCGCAATTCAAGAAGCGAAAAAAATATTCATGGATTTCGGTTCGAAATTCTAATTTTGTTACAACATTACTGTCACTCATATCTATTTAATTTAATTTCTATGTATAATACATCTATGTATAATACAAAATTGAAATTAATCCATCAAAAACACAAAACACAAAACACAAAACACAAAACACAAAACACAAAACACAAAACACCATGCTATTTATAGACCGAACCAAACTTAAAAAACTCCACGGAAAAATGGTTCATGTAAAATACTGGGATGTTGACCTCGACATAAAACAATTCAATACTAATGGATTTAATGATTATGACCCTATTTGCGTAGAAGGCATATTACAAAAAATAATCTTTTGTAATAATTCCTATTTTGCGGATTTCTTGAGATTGAAACAAAATATAAGCACAACGTGCGAAAAAGCAGGAAAATTTCATTCACGGGAGACACATTCTAGTAATATCTATTTAATTCCATTCTATCGTATTTATTCGATTGAGATAAAAAGCAAGGATTCATATGTTGAAATTTATAAATATGTATTCAATGATTTGGCATAATCTTTGATATACGTATAAGTTTATTATAGGCTTCAGTTATAAATTCTAGTTTTTTATTTATATAATTTCATCCACCAATCCAAATCCTAAACAGGTCTCCGCGTCCAACCACAAATCTTTCTGTAATAAGTAATTTAAATGATTCACATTTAATTTTGTATGATTTACATAAACATTTCCTATTATTTTCATTAATACGCCCATATTCGTCATCTGGTCTTGGAGTTCATAATATTTTCCAGCATCTCCACCGGATAATTGATGTATTAACATTAAAGAGTTTTTTGTCATAAATCTTTTTTTTCCTACAACACTAATTAACGTAGCAGCACTTGCGGCAAAACCATCTACATATGTATATACAGGGGTTTCCAATTTGTCAATTAAATCAACTATATACAAAGTATGATATAAACTTCCTCCTGAACTTTGAATATGTAAATGTATAGGAGGAAGTTTCATTTTATACTGCAAACGAAGTGTACGGGATTTTAAATCTAACTCATTTAATTTATTTTTCAATTCAAAACAACTTCTTTGAGATACAGGACCATAGAAATATATTTCGTTGTTAACATCTTGAATAATTCCAAATTCACTAGAGACTGAATCATCATTTAAAAATACCTGTTTTAATGGAACTACTTTTTGAACTACCGGTTTTACTATATTAGGTGATTCATCATTATTTTTTTCATCAAAAGAAGAAGACATCCCTATAAACGTGCCTAAAGCCTGGCGGCGGTTTATTGAAAAACTATTTGTCCCCAAAAAAAGAAAGGATATAATCAACTTCTTTAAATACATTATATATATATAAATATTATATATATAAAGAACTATTCATAGCAATTTAAAATTCGTGCTGATGGATCATTTACATCTCCACTCCATTTGGGTAACCACAAATATGGTATCGTTTTGTCAAAGGATTGATAATGCTTCGAAAAAATCTCTCTGTAGTATAAGCTTTCTTTTAAAGTTGGTTTATTGTGAACATGTTTTTTGCTACCCTCTTTAAATGCTTCATCCGTGATTTGTTCATTTACCTTTCTTTGAATAATAGAATACCATGATTCTGTTTTAGATGATACTCCATCGGAGAATGCTTCCTTTGTTCTCCATACAATATCCTTTGGTAAATACTCCTCAAATGCAAGTCGCAACAAATATTTCTCCACACCATTCCATTTTTCAGGTATTTTTAATGCTGGATCTATAGACATGTAATACTCTATGAATTCTTTATCTAAAAATGGAACACGAGCCTCTAATCCCCATGATGCAATTGATTTTTCTCCCCGCAATACATCAAAATAATTTAAATCCTTCAACAATCTCACCGTTTCTTCATAAAAACTTTGTTTATTTGGCGCATTTCTAAAATATAAATAGCTTCCTGAAGCCTCGTCGCTCCCCTCGCCACTAAATAATACCTTTATATCAAACTTCTCTTTTATGTATTTTGTAAGTAAATACATCGGTGTACTCGCTCGCACGGTTGTTGTATCGTATGACTCAATATTATATATAACATCCCCAATAGAATCAAACATTTCATCCTTCTCCAATATTAACTCATAATGTTCCGTATTTAAATACACGGACACCTTTTTTGCATATTCTAAATCTACACTACCCTTTAATCCAACCGAAAATGTTTTTAGTTTATTTCCATTGGTTTCCTTTATATGTTTGGTCAGTATCGCGGCAATAATACTGCTGTCTAATCCACCTGATAATAAACACCCAATTGGTCGGTCCGTTATAAGTCGCCTTTTTACCGAATTTTCTAACGTAGACCTAATTTTATGTAAACACGTATCGTGGTCATCATTTGTTTCGGTATACACATATTCATAAAATCTTTTTGGATGATTCAGGTCATTTAAATCCACATAACATCCAGGTTCAAATTGACTTGCGTCACGACATAGCTCGGTCAAAGATTTTAACTCGCTACCAAAAACAATCTCGTCTTTTTCTGTCTTTCCCACATATAACGACCTAATCCCAAACGGGTCTCGTGCCATGTATTTTTTGTTTTTCTCCAAATCTATTAACACAAAAGCATAATCTCCATTTAATCTACGTAATGTTTCCTCTATACCATATCTCATATACATATGAATAATAATCTCACAATCACTCTTCGAATATACCTGAAATTTATGCTCACTCATTAAATCATGATAATTAAATATCTCTCCGTTGCATAACAAGATAACATTTGGAAACTGTTCTAGTCTCATAGGCTGATTACCTTTGTCACTTAAATCATTTATACAAAGTCGATGAAACATAAAAAACATAGTATCTACTATTAATTCCTTTGTATTGTCTGGTCCTCTATGTTTCATTTTATTTCCCTCCTGTATTAATCTACTGCGCAAATCAACATCAATGGAATCTTTTCCTATGAAACCAAATATACCACACATTACTCTTTTTATTGAATTATATTTATATAACTATTTCATAATACTTATATACATATTACGCTACATTATTAACAATTTCCTCGACCACCTCTTTAACGTCCGTTTCAACTTCAGCTTGCGCTTGCGCTTCTGGTTCTGGTTTCTTTGGACGGTCTTTATAATTCAACACAAACATTTGCTGCGATTCATGTAAACTGTTAAAATAGTCAAATACTCGTGTTAATGTCATTGTTTGTCTATCTTTTAAAAATATCTTGTGCAAACTAAACATATGAATTCTGTACTCGTTTGGCCATTCCTTTACCGGCTTCTGCTTTTTCACATAGCAACCCACATAACTTTTCCATAAACTATGAATGTAAGATGCGACCTCATTTTTATATTCTAAATATTTGTCCGCATCCACCGGAAAATAATGCAAATATTCCGTGATTTTCTTAGATTTTCTTACGGTCAAATATTGATACTTCGGCTTGATTTGGTTACCACGTAATCGTTTAAGATATTCATACTCGGGACAACGGATTTTCCATCGCTTATTTGTTGTTACATCTTTAATCACCACGCCTTGCATACATGACATGGTATCATTATGAAAACCTTCACTTATAATCAATGTATACAAGTATTGTTGGACCCAGTCCTTAAATAATGCTGATTCCGTAGATTTAACATATGTTTGAGGATATTTACAACCACTCCATCCAAGAATAGTAACCATTTCATCGTTCGTTAATAAACGAATGCTTGTTTCAGTATCCTGATTTGTTATTTCATACGCTTCAACGCAACATAAACTGGGATATTTATGATTTTGATTAATAATAATATTATCCTGATGCGATAAAACAAAACTAAAACTATACTTTTTTGGCAATTTATCAAACTCCAATTCAGCCGAAAGGCACGCCTCCAAAAACATTTCTCTAAATGATTTTTTATCTGGCTCTTGAACATATTTTATTTTTCCACCAATATTACTACGTGTAGCGATTTCCCACTCCTTTTTAAATGTATCAAAGAATAAATTAATCATGGTTCCCTCAACCAACTCCTCAATCTTTATCCTTTTTTCATCATCGCTAATACAAGACAATGAATCCTGGTTTACTTTTGTAGATTTAGCTGGAGAATAAGCCACAATATTATCGTTTTTATCTAAAACCAATGAACGAAATTGTTCATATTTTGAAATATCATCTACTTTTTGTTTGTTGTATCTTAAAATATAATGATTTTCATTATATTTATTTTGATATATTTTCATACCATCATCACTTTTAAGAGCATTTATCTTGTCTTTTGTTATAATTAGTTTACTCATTCGTTAATAAATATTGATTATTGTCTTTAACTAATTTTTAAATGTTTAATCATAATATATTTATTTCTGCCTTAAATATAAGATATGGCTGATAATTTAATTCAAATCCAGTTAAATGATATTATTCAAATAAATTCTCCCGAAAATTCCATGTTTCACAACAAAACATTCATCATAATTTATGCAAGTGAAAGTAAAATAAAAATATTAGATGCGCCAATAAATCTATTAGAATCAAAACAAGACGCATTAAGGGAGTACAGTTTACCTATAGACGATGATGGAAATTTATTGGATTCAACTATTGAAAGCATATCATTATTAAGCAGGGATGATAATCCTAGTTTTGCAATACAAAATAATCTCATCCCAGAGACATGGATTGACATAACTTTTAGCGAAGAAATGCCGTCTATTATTACCGGAGAAATCACTAATTTAGAAGAAGATATGATTGAAATTAGAATTTATCCTTCCAATAAAATAATATATATAGATTTTGCTTACAAAGGAATCCCCGAAGAATTACCAATAAAAGAAATCATAATTCGCGATAAACCAAAGGATGTGAAATTAGATACAGAATCCCGCGCTTCATTAGAGGATTCGACAAGTCAACCTCCTGTAGAGGGACAGGTTGCAGATAAACAACCTGGTGTAGAAATAGATCCAGAGGAAACAAAACATGATGAAGAATTAGAAGAAGAAGAAGAAGAAGAAGAAGAAGAAGAAGAAGAACCAGAGTTGGAATTGGATCAAGTGATTTTAGAAGGAGATGCAATACAATTTGGAGACGAACTTGGAGAGATTTTTCAAGAGGTCAATGTGGATGAAGATAAAAGACGATTTGCAATAGACGATCAAACAAATGATTTAATGGATGATATGTTATCAAGAATACCAACAATGGAACGAACTGCTTCACTAACGAATTATTTTCATCAACAAATAAACCGTTTTATAGAGTTGCGGCAAGAATTTTCACGTTTTGATGCAAATGGTAATGCAAACATGCCAAATTATAAAGGTATTATGAATAAACCACTCATTCATGAATTAAAAACAATGAAAAACAAAATACCTTGGATATTACCAACTGTTAAAAATAAAAAAAAATTATATCACGGCGAAACAAACATAAAAAATTTACTAGGAGAGAATTTATATATTCCTTTAGCAGCAAGCGAATACGATGAAATGGATGTAATGAACTCTCTTTTACCAAATGAAAATTTTAATGAAAATGATTATTTATCACATTTTAAAAGCGATAAACAAAACACGTTTAATCATGAAAATCAAAGGTATAAAATACTATTTAAAAAAATAACAGACCAAAATGCACCATTTATAAAAACTGAAAAAAAGGAACTTGTTATAGATGAAACGGAGGTTAATGGAATAATGACAGTAATCGTAAATAATCAAGAAGATTATGACAGTTTTATTGTAAAAAATATGGGCATCCATAAAACTAAATATTTGATGCATAATTATATTCCATCTTTAAAAACAATTCGTAAAGATAAATTAAACAACAATTATAATGTGACCATAACAAATGGTGATACATTACAAATAATGTCATTTTTAATAATGCCCAAGAATGTAATGAAATATTCCAAGGCATACCTACCAGGCTCAAGTATTCTTGACAAATGTGAATTAAATACAAACCCCTTGTTCTATTATCAATTATTAAATAAAAATATGACCCCTAACACGGTTCATGTTAACGATTTTGAAAATAAAACAAAATATGAAAAAATAGAATTTTTATCTAGTATAACCGAATTTATAATGGACCCCTCTATAAAGGACGAAGATCGCTATGACAAGTTTCTTGATTATATGATACCAAGAATTAAAAACTTATTTTTATTCAGTAAGAGTTTTTTAACGGACGAACTTTCCATTAGATCAATTATAAAAGAAATGGAACCCTTTTTTGTATACAACAGTGACATTACCTACAAACAGTATGAAGAATTTAAATTATTTTTAAAGCTACAAATCATTGAATACAAAAAGAAATATGTTCAAAGATCAAAGGAGTTTAAACGCATTCATGCGAGAAGCGAAAGACAAAATATTAATCCACTTGTTCTTTCATTGAATAATGTAAAGCATCCTATAAATGACAAATACTTAGATGCTTATGTTTATGAAGAATTGTATGGAGTTTCGGTAAATAAAGACACAACGTGTGAAATTATTAAAAAACTTTTAATAGATGATTTTCAACTTGTATCGCATTCAAATATTTTTTCAGGATTAGATTTATTCGGCATGATAGATCTTGAAACCGAGATTAAATCTCTCGAAAGGGAATACAAAGAAAACAAAGAAAAAAAACAGGAAGAAAATGATTGTAATGCTTTTGTACTATCAAAGAAATATCTTGAATATGATGAATTGCTTGAAGATAATGATAAGGATATTTATTTTGATAAGAATTATGATACGACAATATATGATATTATAGATGATTACAGCGAACAGGAAAAGACCATGTCTACCGAAGAATTCAAGGTATTTTTAATAGATGAACTAAAGAAAAATATTGGATTAAGCGCAGAGAAAGCCATAGAAGATGCAGAAGCAATGATTTTACGAAAACGACCCGTAAAAGAGGGAAATTATGCAATGCTTGTTAACGATGAAGATGAAGATAAAGATAATGTATATAACATAAAGTTTTTTAAACGATTAAACAATAAATGGGAACGGGACGAAAATATGAAAAGTATTTATGCGGAAAACCAAAACATCTTTTGTAATATGAAATCAAATTGTTTTCAAATAAACAATGTTTGTAGTTCAAGCGAACTTGCAGAAAGCGAACTGAAAGAAAATGCCATACAATATATTTTATCAGAATTTGATAAAAAAATGGAATTTACCATTGACGAAATCACGCAAAAAACAAAAATAAATATGGAAAAACAAGAAAGAACTATTATCAATAAAAAAAAACTAAACCAATTTAATTTATTGAAATACAACAATTTGAAATTTATGATGGGTAACAATGTAAATGATATAGAAGTTAAACAATCTCCATATGAAAACCTTAAAAACCTAATACTTGCTCACAATAATTTTGTAGAAAAACAAAGTTATATTTTAACATTTTGTAACAAATATACAAGAGAAAATATTCATGGTGAAAACATACATTGGTTATACTGTATAGAAAGTAATTTAAAACTTGTTCCTGTTTTTATGCATAAATTAGCATCTTCCTATTTTTCCTCGTGGAGTTCTTACGAAGAAACTCTTGAAAATATATGCAAAACACAAGGGGCTATAAGTGATGATGAATCATATTGGGTAGACAGACACAGTGGATATTTCATAAAAAACATAAATTATAGCACAGATATGGGTTATGATGAAGGTGGATACGCCGTAAAAATGTCAGATATATTACCTGAACCTACCTATAATATATTGAATACAACAACGGAAGAACTTGGACCTATTGAAAGTTCAATTAATAATATAATTACATCTGTAACAGGTAATTTAAAAATATTCTTAGAAACCGACCGTGAATTTATAAGAAATCATGTGATGTCTTTATTACCAAAAATTATTAATGAAGAAATATATCACAAACTAGAAAAACTTGCGGAAAAAAAACAAAAAAAGATACCTTCTTATGAATTATCTGTAAATAAATCCTTAGTAATATTGACCTTATCCTTTATTCATGTATCTATTCAAACCATGATTCCTTCTGTAAAAACACGCCATTCCTTTCCTGGTTGTAAACAAGCTTTTTCTGGATTTCCACTAGACGGAGATGGAAACCAATCCGGTATACAATATGTATCTTGTATTGCAAATAAAATGGCAAGTTCCACATCTCCATGGAATGGAATAAAAAAAATTAAAGCAGCAACAATAGAAAAAGAAATGAAAGATACAATAACAAAGCATATATTGAAATTACCCATCGTAATATCGAAACTTCAAGATAAACAAAAATACCTATCCTTGCCGCAAGCAAATAATATACCATATAACATACATTTTACTAGATGGTTAAACTTTTTACCACCTCTTAATAGAGTAGAAATAACAAGAGTAGATAATATAAGCAATACGTTTAAAGATAATCTTCGTCAAAATATGAAAAAAGGATCCAAGAATCAAAACGAACAGTATCTTGAATTACATACAAAGGCAAGAAATCTAACGATGGAAATATTAAAATTTATACAGAAAATAGTAGAAGACAAAACCCCTATTTTAACGAATAATTTACTTGAACCATTTCTTGAAAACTCTTGTTGTAATGATGGAATTATGAATACATACTATTATTTTGTAACAGAAAATAAATCTATAGATAACAATAATTTACAAATTGTTATGATTGAAAACATACTCCACGACTATCGTAATTTTTATACTGCTCCTATGATATTGGATTTAACAAACACAAAAATACCCATTATCGTATTTAATGAATATAATGAAGAAACAATTTATAAAACATTTATAGATTATTGTAATCTTTTAAACGACGACCCAATACCTGAAAAGCTTAAGATATTTTTCACAGAAGAAATGCCCGAACTAAAGCAACATAAAACCATTAGTGAGAAGATTGGATACTTAAAAGAACAAGGAAAAAATTTAACTACTGAAGAGTTTTTTAATCTATTAAAAATAGTTTCTCTTTCCAACTCAATCTCTCCAAGAATTTCACAAAAGACTAGCAACTATGAAAGACTAAACGATATTTTCGGGTATGCAAGCAACAGTAGGGATGATTTATTACCTACCGTTTTTACAGATGGATTTATATCTTTAATGGAAGATACGGAAACCTATTATACAGAAAACAGTGATGAACTTGCGTCATTTAAAGATTACTTATACAAAAGCACCATTTCAATGAACGATGAAATAAAAGTTTTCTTTGAAAGACACTCGTCTTATAGTAAAAAACAAATAAATGATGTATTTCTTTTTCTTACGAATTTAAATGTCTGGAAAAAAATAAATGAAACTAGCGCAAATACAGATGATGATATGGATCGTATCTTTACATTTATAAGTGATTTTATTAAACACACCTTTACCATTTTTCCAAATATGATTAAAACGAAAAATGAATATACAAAAGTCAATATACCTTCTCAATGGAATTTTACGTATACCGGCAAAATGAGTCTTGAATCGAATATTCTTACCTATTACAAAAAGTTAAATAAGTATATGTCAAATGAAACTATATGTAAAATATTCAATGCTTTTCCAGAATCTATTTCCGTTTATTTATTAATACTTGGAGAGATTCAGTTTAAAAATGGATTATATACAAATACTTCATCAGGAATAATGTATGAATTTACTACTTTTGATAGAAACCTTTGTACCTTATTATATAAATATATTGCAAGTAGTCTGCTTATTGAATTTATTAATATTCCTGATGTTGAAACCTTTGTATTTAAACAAGGAGAAAGGGATTTAACAAATGTAACAACCACCGATTATGCATTACAATCCGATGAACTTAAATTAGAAGAAATTGACTTCGTAGAAGACAGCACAAATACAAATAAACAATTAATAGCAGATTATCTTATAGACTGCTGCAGTATTTTTTCACTAACTAAAAAAAAGGCACTAAATCTTAGTCTTCAAGACATAAAAAACAATGTTAACAAAGAAAAAGAAAAGGAAAAACAATTTGACTTTACGGATAAACTTGCAAATATGGATAATGAAGAACGAGAATTAAATAACTTATTTAAAAATCATAATTTGGGAGATTGGGGTAAAGGAAAAGAAAAAGGTATTACACAATATGATAAAGAATTTTTTGATAAGGAAGTAAAAGAACGAGAAAAACGGATTATTATGGAACGCGATTTAGCAAATAATCCAGACGTAACTAATATGAATTTAAATATATTTGCAATGGAATATGAAGAAGATGCCCATGTTGCGGCTGAAATTGAATTTGATGCTTTAAACTTACATGATATACCAGAAGATGATGATGCCGGAGAGATGGATGATGAAGGATATAATGGAGGAAAGTAAAAATTATATATAAATTATATTTATTATATATATAATTATGTTTACTATAACTTATGCAAGAAGAAATATTTTAACTGTAGCACTTTCTTTATTTATTGTAACTTATATTTTAGTTAATGTTTTAAAACCTAATTTCATTTATAACAATAATATATTGAGAGATTTTGGTATAGGATATCGTAAAAAAACAGTTTTACCATTGTGGTTAATTTCTGTTATTTTAGCTATAATATGTTACTTTTTAGTTCTTTACTATATTACAATACCTAGAATTAAGTATTAAATCATAAATCAAACTGTTGACTTAAAAAAGGAACTCCCTGTGTCTTTATTCGTTTTTTTATATCTCTTGTCTCTTTATTAAATTGGTTAGAGTTATATGTTCCAAGCTCAAGTGATGATGTATCCTTTACGCCTTTCCAAAATGTATTGTCTTGCATGGTTTTATAAAAACTTCTATTTGCCTGAGCTTCTATTTCTTCCTTCTCTGTTTCTTCCTTTTTCGTTTCTTTTAATAAAGTAAAGTTTTCCGGATTATCCGCTTTAAAATTATCATCTATAGCTTTAAAATTGCTTGTTCCTTGTCGTATCTGTTCACCCGTTTCTTGGATGGTTTCTTCAAATGATTTTTTGTTTTCTTCTGCTTCATCTTTATTCAATCCAAAAATATCATTTGTTTGCGAACCAAACTCACCCACCATTTGTGACATATTTGAAAATACCGAATCTCCTTTTCCAACACATTTTTCTTCAAGAACACTTGTGTAACTAAGTAATATTGTTAATAACCCGGCAAGAGAGATCCACATAAATTCACCCATTAATTCTTTTAAACATATTATTTTAAAAAGTTTCATGATTAATTTATAAATTTCATCATCTTTTAGTTGTTCTTGATCAAAATCTTCGTCATCTCCTGATGTGGTGTCTGTCTCACCATCCTCAATAACTTGTTGGGTTGACTGTTTAAGTAGTTCTAGCGCTTCGGGGCTTAATTTACTCTCTGCTTCTTTGCTTTTTTCGTCTTTTTCTTTTAATGACTCCTCGAATTCTTTTTCTTTTTGAGTTATGTCATTATTATTTTTTTGAATGGTTTCCTCCAATTCCTTTATTTTTTCCATGTTTTTCTTTTTCTGTGTTTGAATTGTGGTTACATTGTCTGTATTATTTTTTAGTATGTTCAACTGTTCTTGATATCTATTTTGCTGTGATGTAAGTATATCTATTGCTTCTTTTTGTTTTTTCATTTTTATTACAATGTTATTTTGTTGTGACGTTAGCTCTTCTAAAATTCTATTCATGTTATCTTCCTGTTCAGCTCCCCCCTTTTTAACACCACGTTGATTTTTTCTTTTTCTTTTACCTCCTTTTGTAGTAGTAGCTTCCTTCGCAGGGTCAGCGGCAGGGGCAGCGGCTTCCTCCGCTGCGGCAGGGGCAGCGGCTTCCTCCGCAGCGGCAGGGGCAGGGGCAGCGGCTTCCTCCGCAGCGGCAGGGGCAGGGGCAGCGGCTTCCTCCGCAGGGGCAGGGGCAGCGGCTTCCTCCGCAGCGGCAGGGGCTTCCTCCGCAGGGGCAGGGGTTTCACCCGTGTTTTTTATTTTTTTGTCTCTTGCCTTTTCTGCTTGTGCTATAGCATCGTCACCTACATCATTAATAATTTTTTCATATATAGATATATTTATAAACTGTGTAAAGTCTTCTAATGTAATACCATTTATGAAAGGTCTTAGATTTTTTTGGCTTTTATCTAATAATAAATTTAACAATTCAACTAAATTATTTGAATATTTACCAAGTTTAGAATTTTTCAAAGACGGATCATTAGGATTATTTAATATTTTTTTAAAAAAGGTTTCATAATCATTAGCACCATATAATCGCGAAGCAATTTCATATCCTAAAGTATTTGAAAAAGGAGCCTTCCAATGAATTCCTGGAAGAAAGTTGACGGTTAAAAAGGTCGTTGAAAAGATTATACCCCAATTTGTTAATGATTTCATTATAACAGAAAATGCATTTCTATTACTTACGTGCCCACCGCAATGTTTTTGTAGATTTACAGTAATTAAAATAATGATTTCAGTAACGATTACCGTAAACAAATATGCGAATGAAAGTGCAAACGACATTCCAGGATTGTATACCCATTTTTTTTCTTTACTCACGTATTTAAGTGTATTTTTTTGTTGCATAAAAAATTTTGCAGCTAAATACACTATTGTAATAATAAAAAATGTTACGTATAATGCTGTTGGAGCATTTTCATTACCTACTTCACTAATCATTTGCATAGTATCTCTATCCATTATATAATATGTATAAATAAATTAATTAATTTAGACTATTTAAGTATGAATAAACCAAGTTTGATAGAAGCAGACACCAAATTTTTTTTAAGGCAAAATTTAAAAAAATGTCACGCATTCAAAGAAAATTATTATAACTATATTTATAACATTTTAGCTTTTATTTTTTTAATTTTGTTATTTGGAATAATATTAATTATTAAATACAAAGGTAAAGCTACGGAAGAAGAAAAAAAAGTAAAGGATAAAAAAACAAAGGAATATATTTTATCTAAAATAAAAATCATGCAAGATATAAAAAGACAAAATTCGCAAGATCTAATTACAAATTTACCAAAATGGGAAACAAATCACGATATATTAAACAGAAAAATATATAGATAAGTATATAATGGAATACAAAGAAGAGTATGATGCAATGAATGAATATTACAGATTAAAACATTCCTATGAAAAACGAATTCAAGATGCTAAAAATAAGATTAAAGCGCCTAAAGAAATAAAGGATAAAATAACTGGTGCAACTTATACTGTAGAAAAAACAACAGAAGAAAAAAGACTTGCTATACAACAAATGAAACCTAATTGTATATATTGCAACAAACCAGTAGGAACCGTCTTTATTAATTCAAATAAAAAATTAGTTGCAAAATGTGGCGCAAATAACGTAACATCTTCACAGCATAAACCATGCACACTAAATATAGATATTGATAAAGGAATCATAGGACATGTTGAACATATGTATTATGAATTTTTAGAAATGAAACGCGATATAGAAAAAACTATTGTTCGATTAAAAATGGATTTATTATTTAAATATTCAACCGAAGAAGAAACTCTTGAAAAATTTGAAGAAAGTTTAGAAGACTATAACTATTATACCGATGGGATTAATTTTACATCTCAAGAAATTATAAATCTTGTAAACAAAACAGAGAATAAATCACAACTCACAGAAAATACGGAGGGCATAAAAAATGATATAAGGTTTATAAAAGAAACAATAAAAGAATATCATGATTCAAAAGAACCACAACTCATTTTAGACGGTTTAAATAAATACATTAATGAACTTATTCCCAAACTTAGTGAATTAAAAAAATTAAAATATGATTATTATGATGTTGAGAAGGATGAAAACACCAATGAATTTAAACTTGTAAAAATAGGAGTATCAACCACATTTTTAGAAAATATTTTGGACAATAAACCACCTACAATAAATTCTTTTGTTCAATAAATATATAATGAATCTACTCTCTTACATACATTGGCCCTCTCTAATTACGTCCTTTCTATTAGGAGTTATTTTTATATATTATCATTCAGGAGAGCCTGTACACATATACATATATCCCACCAATAAAAATATAGAAAATGTACAAATTAAAGACACTAGTGGATCGTGCTTTTCTGTTAAAACAGAAAAGGTTCAATGTCCTGCTGATAAAAGTAAAATTAAGCAAATACCTATGCAATAATAATATTAATAATATATATACATGTACATCACACGATTATTAAACTCGTCTTATAGTTCAGTTATTATATCCGCAATAATTGGTTTTGGTTTGGCAACATTATTTAGAGAAAATTGTAAAAATGGAAATTGTCATATTTTTAAAGCACCACAAGAATTAAAAAACCAAGACATTGTTTATGAAATAAATGGCGACTGTTATCGCCCCATTGCAACCCCTCAAAGTTGTAATCCTAAAAAAAAAATCATTGAATTTTTTAATTAATGTTAATCCATTTTAATGCGTAAATAATTAAAAATTGTGTTTCTAATTATTTATAATGGCTGCTGCTCCTTCAACTACAAGTATAAGCGAACTTCCTATTGATCCAGGAATATCTGCTGTTACAAATAATATTGTCCTTGAACAAAAAGAAAAGAAAAGTTTCTCTGATAACGTTCTTGATGCTAAAAATGCGGGCTTAACCCAGCTCCCGTCCAGAGATATACCCACAACCGGACTACATCATGTCACGGATGAAACCACCAATGCTAATTATGTTCCATCCCCAGAAAGCCCAGAAGATTATATCAAAAACCACAATAATGAAAAAGAATACATGGAAAGAGCCCGTGCAATGAATCGCCAAAAAGGCACATTTGATATGCTATTTGATGAGTTTAGAGTATCCATTCTTGTGAGTCTTTTGTTTTTTTTATTTCAATTACCCATTTTTAAATCCATTTTGAATAAGTATTTGGAATTTCTATTTAAAAAAGATGGAAATTACAATTTTTATGGATATATATTTGTAAGTTGTTTATTTGGCGCGGTTTATTACGGTGTAGAACGCATCATTGAACACTTTTCTATTTAGATTTGGATAGAATTTGAATCCATTTTTGAATATACTTATCGCTGTCAAAATACCCGTTATCTCCTACATATAAATTAAGATTTGTTCCTGTTTTTACCTGAATCAAAGCATATACTTTTAACATATTATTTCTGGACATTTTACGTCGCGCTAATTCAATCTCATCTTTACGCGTTTTCATGCATTCCAAATGATAATTACGTATATTTGCAGTAGGTTGATGTTTACTCCACCCACCATATGTTGTGTTAAGTCCATCATCATGTTCATGGACAAATGAAGAATATTTTACATGGAATCTTCCATCATGGAAACATAAGCCATACTTACATTCTGGAAGATGGTTCACATTACCAGCTATACCTCCGCGTCCTCCACATTCAAGACACACATTAACAAAGTCTGTCTTATGAGAAAACCAGTCACCTAATTTTAAATGTCTTGGTGAAATTTCACATTTACAACTCATTGATATTATTATTATATAAATAAAAATTATTAAACACATAAAACATTTAAAAATGAAACATTTTTATTATACATATAATATGTCATTGTCTAATCTAAGCAAAGAAACCATTACAAATTTATTTGAAATGCTTGATATTACTTCAAATCAACAAAACGCCATAGATTCCATCAAGGGAAATTATGCTAGTTATGCAAGGTTGGATCTTATATCAAAACAAATGCTAATGTTAAAAAACGAAGTTTATAATATACTAAAAAATCATGAAATGAATTTAGATTTTAAAAGCATTAAATGCACTTTTAAAAAGGTTCCTGGTAATCATTATTACATATACGAGAAAGATGGCGAGAGATTTCTTTCCATGATTGGTCCACAAGAATGGAATGTAATGCCCGGAATATATATAAAAAAAGTATTATTTGATTACGATTTTAATTTTTACGTTGTTGAATAAATATTTAAGTATTTAATAAAACAAAAATTAAAATCTTAAAATATATAAATGAACTGCTGTTGCGCAAGTAGAAAAGCAAAAAAATGTAAAAGAAAAGACGGAAAGATTTTTTCTTTGCCTCGGCGTTTTTCTAGAAAGCGGTGTTTAACGCAAAAGGTGCGTGGTTTTACCATGCGTTCATCATGTGCACCTTACAAGTATTGTAAAAAGTCAAGAAAAAGAAGACACAATAAGCCTAAAAAAACATTTTAATTGGTGGGTACATAACAATTCCACCAATTTGTAAATCCATTGGTTTTACACCACTCTTTTACTTCAGCTTCATATTTTTCTTTATAGATTTTTCTATCTCTAGCTAATACATATAATGAAAATCTAGTTCCAAACCATCTAGTTAATGGACCTGCTACAATTGCGTATTCGTATTGATTTTGTTCTTCTTCAAGTTTAACAATCCAATACGAACCATCTACTGGTACTCCTGTAAAATGGACTTTCCGTTTAGCTGGGATATCATTATTATTACAATAGGAATATCCTGAAATATTTTCAAATTCTTCGTTTGAATTATAACCTTCATTTAAAACAGTAATATTATTATTATACTCTTTTTGTAATTCATAAGTTGCTGTAACATTATAATAATCTACTCCTGTTCCAAATAACTTTGTAGATCTAGAAGTACCCACTTGGTGCCATTTTCCAATATATTTTTTTAAATCAACACTAGACACTAGAGGAATTGGAAATAAGTTACCAAAAATCCGCGAAGTAACTGTTTTAAAAAGTAAAATCGGTAATAATAGATTTAGATGTCTCATGTCAATATTTTATTATAGATTGTAATTTTTAAATCTATTTAAATTTATCATAAATTTTATATTTATTAATATATATACATGACTTTTAAAAAAAAAACATTTAAATATTTAACAAAAAAAAGATGTTTAAATAATAATATAAATTTAAAAAAAACAAGCAAAAAAACTACGTTTAAAAACTGTAAAAAAAATAAAAAACTTTTTTTTGAAAAACCAAAAATGAGTATAGAATGGGCCGCTAAAGAAAATATTCCTTTATTTCCTACTAGTAAAAAAAAACAAATGGTATTAGGTAATACAAAATATTTATTACCCTATTTAAATTTACCTAAACAGTTTGTGGTTCTTCACATGGATCCTAAAAAATGGAGTTGGGAATTAAATAAAATATTTATAGATTGTTATGCGTGGAATTATTTTAATACGGGTAATGTAATAAGATTAATCACAAGCCCAACACTTTTAAAAAACGAACAGGGAGAATTAAGAATAACCGCAAAAGAAATTTGTATTTTAAAACATAAATATAAGTTAAATATATATAAATACATAAACAAACAACACGACAATGTATATTTTATAGCTTTAAAAGAACCAAAACGGTGTAAGAAATTATTTGTGGAAAAGGAAAAATTATATTTTATTCATAAAAATAACAAAATTTATATTTAGATTAGCTAAGTGATATATAGACAATCATTTTTAGGAAAAAATATACACCACACAGAAATCGTAAAAATTATAAAATTGAATATACTTTATCAGTTAATTTATTATTTTATTTAAAATGGATAATTATCCAGTTGATTCCATTGTTGATAAAAATGTAACTTCTACACCAACCTCTTCTAACCGTTCTCCGTCTATACTTTTATTTTTCATATCTATTATGATTTTAAATTTTATTTCATATGTTATACTTGTTACACTTTTAAAAAAATACTCCAGTTATAAGAATAAGATTAAAGTAATTAATTATGAAAGGTATCTTATAACAAATCCTGTTCCTCCGGAACATAATCTTATTTGTTCCATTTGCTTAGATACCTTTGATGATACATATATTTTAACAAAATGCCAACATTATTATCATAAGGCGTGGTTATATGAATGGTTAAATAAAAAAATAGTATGCCCTAATTGTAAAACTGATTTAAATGAATTATAATTCGTATCATTATTGGATTACAACATTTAATCTAATCATGTATTAGTCACCTGTCTTAATACAATACGTTCTATTTTATTATGTATTTTTTATAAAAATATATGTTTATACTATGAATAAAAATATATTTGATAAAAAACTAGAAATTTGTTCTAAAGAACCTTTAACTGGTTATAACAGAGATGGATTATGTAGACCTATGGATGGTGATGTTGGTAAGCATTTGGTTTGCGCAAAGTTAGATAAGACCTTTTTAGATTATACGGCACAAAGAGGAAACAATTTGCGAGGAGTAGCAAAGGAGGGGGATAATTGGTGTATCTGTATGGATCGGTACAAAAAATCAAGAACTAATAAAAAAGCACCACGTGTTAATTACAGAGCGACACATAAACTAGCAAAGGATTTATTTATAAAGGAGATAGATAAAACAAGGAGAAACGAAATGAAACAAAAAAAAAGGATAAAACAAGGAGGAAAAAAGAAAAAAACACAAAGAAAGTTTTTGTATAATCCCAACAATCCCCAAAAAAGTTTCGATGTTTATATCGATAAAAATCCAAAAGATACAATAACAATGAAGTATACTACGGTAAATGATGTGAAAGAAACCATTAAAAAGTTGGAGAGATTATTTAAAGCAGGAAAATATACCCATAAAAGGATCTGGCAGGTAGGCATGATTTTAAAGGTAAGACTGGAGGCAATGTATAAGTATCGAAATACGAAATATAAAAAGGCTAAAAATATTGTATCGCGATTTAAACTGGCAGAAAAGTATTTTAAATTCCTGGGGCGAAGAAGCAAGATGGATGGATTCAAAGAAAGAAAGGGGGTGGTATTCAAAATATAATATTATCTACCAGTCCAAACTTTTATAATTGGTAAATAATTGTATTTATTTTTTTCTTTAAACTGGATTCCCCATTTACAATAGTGGTGTATATTTCCAAGAATACTTTTATTTCTTTTATCATTAACAATAGATTGAAACAGTATCGCAAGAACTCTTTCAAATAACATACGTTTAGATCTGTTTGTGATTTCTGGTAGTAGTATATTTATATTATATTTACTATTAACATGTTTTAAAAATGTATAATTAATAACGGTCATGCATCCAAAACATCCAGACCAATTATTACTTTTATAGAATTCTAATAATTTGGCATCATTAAATAGCTCTATCATATTTTCTATTTCAATGTCTTTATTACATAGTTGTAGTGGATTATGTTTAAAATTCCATATAAAATGATAACTATCAGTATTAGTATAACTATTTAATTTAACATACTTATTAAAAAATACAGAATCATGAATAATAATAGCAACATCAAATAATTTATAATTTAACATATAATAATAGGGTAATAGTTCTCCCCTTGCTTTATATTCACTGTCAATCACTTTTATAGTTTTCAGGTAATTTGGCACTTTTACATAATTATAATCACTGTTATCATCTATGATAATAATAGGATATGTATAGTATTTTTTTATACAATTACAACAGTTAATCCAATAATAATTAGTTAATTTATTAGTTACATGTCTTAATACAATAAATCCTATTTTAGTAGAGCTTATTTTACTATGTATTTTTGTCTTGAAAAGAAAATTTATATTCTGTCTCATACTATGTATATAGTATATTATATAATAATATAAGTATTCTACTGAATCTCTCCAATTAAAAATTTTGGAAGTAGTTTTTGTTTAACAAAAGAAGGATGCCCAATACTATTAAAAAGGTTTGTAGCATCCTTTCCAACACCCTTCATAATAATCATTCCACCGGGGTGCTTAGATATCCAGGAAGTGACATCATATACCTTTTTTTCAATAACCAACCATGCATCTGTTTTCTTATTGTGTTTTTTAACTTCATCCATGGTTATTTTACGTGAGTTCTTACTAGATTTCTCTCTAGATTTCTTTTTCTCTGTCTTATTCCTTCTTTTTCTGGAACCACCTTTCTTTCTTGTAGATGTTCTGGAGAGATTTAAATCGCAAGCTATTTTTTCAAATACTTTCTTGGAGGTAATAAGAGCACCTTCACACCAAGCCTGGTAAGTGGAATAATTTTCACCACAAATATAAAAATGAGGCATGATATTAAGCATTTTTTCACTAAGATAATCACTGTCAACCTTTTTTTTCCAAACACCTACTCCCATATCCCAATAACTAAATTTCAACCATTTGCTGGGCGGCACATCGATGTGAAAGTTTTTTTTGATCTTTTCGCGAAGAGTCTGCTTCAGTTTCTCTTCTCCTTTATCCGTATATAATTTAAGCCAATAGTTTGCATTTTCTAAATCAGTATAAGAAGTCATGATAAGACCATTTACAGGATTAATAGGTATCACATATTGAAGTTGATCATTTGTAATCGTTTTTTTCAGAGATTCAAACCAGGGCTTTTCATAAATTTCATATATACGAAGAAGGTTCACATCTTGAACAGAATTTAAATCGCTTAAATATGGCTTTAAAATAGGTAACGCGACAAGATTTTTTCTTGGAAGGGCACAAACAACCTTTTTTGCATTGACCCGCAAAACCTTTTCAGAAGCCGTATGTTTATACTCAACTATATAACCCGGTTTTTCATCATGAAGTTTAATATCCGTAACCGTCGAGAGATTTTTCAATCCAAATTTACGAGGGTATGATTTATGCTTTTTTATTCTGGAAATCATGGCATCGGTAATACTTTGGATACCATTTTTAAGTACAAAGTATTTCGCCGAATCTTTATAGTCGCTTTTAAAAAGACGACTAGAGTCATAGGCATTAAGTAAGGTGAAATCAGATGTATATTCAAATACACGAATCATCTGCTGAATCACTGCTTTCGACATGTATTTCTCAAGAAATCCCTTTAAAGTAAAGTTTTTCACCATATTCTTGGAGAGATTTCTTATTTTTTTAAGATTTAAAAAGTGGTAAAGCTTATTCATTATTTTATTTTTAAACGAGGTTTTATTAACTCCATTTTCTACATATTCACTTGCAGATGGAATAGGATATATATCTTTTTCTAAATTAAGTTCTTTAACCAACTCCATGATGTGTGTATGATGGAATCCTAGTCTTCCTGCACCCAAATCAACGACATAGTCTTTACCATCAATCTTTTCATAGTGTGTATGAACTCGACCACCAAATCTTTCAGACGATTCTAGTAGTAATACCCTGATATTTTTTTTTTGTAGAAGTTGATGCATTAAGTATAAACCAGATATTCCTCCTCCAACTATAACAACGTCATAATCGTTCATATGATTTATAGATAAAATAATATTTTTTTACCTTTTCAATACGGAAATTTCAGAGATTGGAAACTCATCCACATTTATAATCCTTTCTTGCAACATATCGTCCCAAGAACTTTTTTTATCGTATTTACTAAACGTATCAAGATCTCCCAATATGTTGTTTCCTACATAAATATTCTTCTTTATTTCATTTAGAATAGTTTCATTATTCATAATTTCGTTGAAAATCTCTCGCTCTTCACGATAAGAAATCTCCTTAACCTTTCCTTTCAAGTGCTGAAGCAAAAATCTCTCTGGACCTAGATTATCAACAACCCTATTTATTTTACATTGATTTTCATTGATAAGTCTATTTACAATGTAGTCTGTTAATTTTTGGCTAGCATTATTGTTTTTATGATAATAGATAACGCTAACTGCTAAATACAAATTACTAAATATATCTGCCATATCTCCAGATAACATTTGTTCTTTCTTTAATGCGCCCGCTTTTAAGGCTACAAAATTTGTTAAATTGGCAAAACTGATAATTTGCTGTTCAAGTGAATTTGAAAGATTGAAACTCTTGTTATATAACGCAAGAGAGTGACGAATCATATTATTTAAACTTCTTTTAAAACTAGCTAGGTCATCATTCAATATAGAATCTAGAATAGGAAAGATATGCGGGTGACTTTTGTTTAAACCCTGACCAAATATAATCAACGACCTGGTCAACGTATTAGACCCTTCAACCGTAATACCAACAGGAGCACTTCTATAAAATTTTTCCAAGAAATTGCTGTATCCAATGCAAATTCCTGCACCCCCATGAATGTCCAAGGCATGATTAAGAACTTCTCTGCCTCTTTCTGTGCATTGTTGTTTCATAATAGCACTAAGGACGGCGGGAGAATTTCCATGGTCTAAGATATCATTGGTTAATGCCACAGATGATTGGATAATCCACGTATTGAAAATTATTTGATTAAATTTTTCTTGAATGGCTTCCATGCCCGACAAGGGCATTTTAAATTGATGCCTGATTTTTATGTAATGAAATATTCCAAACGAAGCTACTTTGCTACTGGCATTTGCTGTAGCGGGCAAACTAATTCCTCTACCGGCAGATAAACATTCCATTAACATTTTCCACCCGTTGCCAATATTATCGGGACCACCTATAATCTGTTCTACATCAATGTAAATTTCGCCTTTAATCGTCCCGTTGGGAAAGCCGACGTTCATGGGATTGTGGTAAGTTTCTTGGAGTAATCCATCATGACCTCTTTCAACTAAGGCAACCGTAATGCCATTTTTCCCAAGAAGATTATCAGGATCTTCTAAATCAAATGCGATTCCCATAAGATTAGATACCGGAGCCAATGTAATATATCTTTTATTGAGTTTAGCTTTCACCATAATCTTTCCATCTTTTTCAACCAATACACCTTTGTCAATAGAACCCGTGGCATCAGAACCATTTTGAGGACCGGTTAATCCAAAGCAGGGTATATATTTACCGGTTGCTAATTTCGGCAAGAACATTTCTTTTTGTCTTTCTGTGCCATATAGCGTTATCAGTTCACCAGGACCTAAAGAATTAGGAACCATAGTTACTACACCTAAAGCAGGATCCACGCTAGTTATTTTTGTTAAGACGGCAGATAGTTCATTGTTTGATAATTTTATGCCACCATATTTTTCATGGATTAAAAAACTAAAATATTTATTTTTGGCTAGATGTTTTATCCACTTGTTTTCATTATTATTGGGATAAATAACAGAATTATCGAAGTTTTTAAGTAAATATTCCAAAGTTCTATTTGAAAATTTATTTTTATAATTAAATTTGTTTGGAAATTCAACCTTTCCTTCAAGTATTTGTCTATCAATAGAGGTATTTCCGCTTCTTAATGCGATTAGCTCTGTATCGGATATTCTTGGAATTCTTTTTTTAACAAAGTTAAATAATTGACGATACATTTAAAATAATAAAGCGAAATATGTTTAAATATTTATTTAAAAACTAACTTATAATTTATATATATATATGCGTTTTTATTCATTAGTTTTATTATCTTTTGCAAATTTACCAATCCATGCATATAAATTGTGTGTGGTTGGAGCATCAAGTGGACTAGGTAAAGAGTTAGTGTATCAGGCTTCATTAAATAGAAACAATACCGTATTAGCTTTAACCACAAAGGATTTTTTAACGATTCCGTGTAGGACGAATTCTTTTAATGAGATTAGGAATCAGCCACTTTATCTTACAAATAAAGTAGTAAAGGAAAATTATTGGAAAGACTTATCAATATTTAATTACGAACATATCGTTTTTACTACTAGTGCGAAACCCTTTAAGGATGATTATTCAGATATATTGATGTGCAAAATACTACAAGATTTGCCGGATACCTGTAAAACGCTTACCTTGGTAAGTGCATATGGTGTAGGGGATAGTTTAAATAAAAATGAATTAGGTATAGTAGCAATAAATCATTGGTATTTGGATGATGTATATAGAGCAAAAAATGAGCAAGAACAAATGATTAACTATAATATGTTTAAAAATAAATATCCTAATTTGAAAACATTTATTTTAAAACCTAAAGCACTATCTTATGGAAAAACATTAATCGCTTCAACCCCTCGTCAAGAATTGGCAGATTCTATCCTAGACCAATTGGAAATATAAAAAATAAAAATAAAATTGAAATACATTTTATATAAAATTCTATTTGTAACTAAACAATGGTATCCCATCTCATTCCTGAAATCTTACATCAAATCATTCAATATATGGAACCGACGCTTGAACTTCGTTGCGTAAATCGAAAATATTACAAAATATACACACCAAAAATAAGAGAAAACTATTCGTTATATTTTAACTGCATCGATTACTTAAATGCGCTACAAATACGCCCAACACACAAATCTCTTTCTATTTATTTTCCTGATAGTTATTGGTTTTATACTACTGAAAAACATCAATGCAAGGGATATACAAAAAAGGGGCTTCGTTGCAAGCGATATACATGTGATGCCTTTTGTTATAGTCATAGAAATACATTTAAATCATATAAAAATAGTAAAATGTATTTGTATTTGACAAACGGTATTGATTAAACTAGTTATTTTTAAGGTTATACATTTAAAAATAGAGAAATAAACATTCAAATACTTATCATAGATAAATTTATTTCTTTTTATTTCTAGTTTTTATTTCTAGTTTTTTTTCGTGGTTTTTTTCTTGATTTTTTTCTTGATTTTTTTCGTGGTTTTTTTGTTGGTTTTTTTGTTGGTTTTTTTGTTGATTTTTTTCGTGGTTTTTTTGTTGATTTTTTTCGTGAGTTTCCTGATAATGTAATATCATGATTTTTTCTAAATTCACCTGCTCTTTCATCTCCCGTTACCGCAATCCCATCTGTTATATTATTACTTTCTTCATTATTTTTAGTCCTTATAATTCGCAAATGTTGATTAAAGTTATCTCTATCGTTAATACGTATAGGTATACTTATAGGTATACTTTTAGGTATACTTTTAGGTTTACTCATATATATATATATATATATATATATAATATACTAAATCTTCTCGATCATAATCCCCGCCATTTCCGTGATTTCTGGTATCAATTCATCGTTCTTATAATCTTCTATGTAGTAAATGTTTTTTATTCCGGAAGCACACAATATCTTTGTGCAGTTAATGCAGGGATAATGCGTAATGTAAGCCTCCGCTTTGTCGCAGCTCACTCCACGTTTGGCGCAGTCTGTTATTGCATTTTGCTCAGCATGAACCGTGGCTTGTTCGTGATTGTTTCTCACAAAAGATTTATGAGGACAACACGGCAAAAATCCATTGTATCCCTGTGATATAATACGGTTATCTTTTACAATAAGACATCCTACTTTCAGCCTTTCACAAGGAGAACGCTTTGATGTTACATAAACGATTTCTTTGAAATAATCTCTCCAGGTTGGTCGCTCAGTTTCCATTATAGATTTATTCTACGTATTTTTTTAATTATTTTCTTACACTTATATGTAATTGTATTTCGCGAACATCCATATTCCTTTGCGATATCCTGAACCTTTTGTTTATATAAATACCGTTTTACAATAATATCCCTTTCTTCTCTAGTTAATCCGGAGAGAAGATAGTCATAGTTTTCATTTTCTTGGAGAACAATTCTATTTTCATCTTTTAAAGGTAACGCTTTATGATACCGACTTTTAATGTAATCCCCCATATATTTTTTAATCCAGGAACTGCTATAAGTGGAAAAAGCATAACCTTTGGATTCATTGTATTTACGAGATGCATATAAAAGACCCACAGAACCTTCTTGTATTAATTCTATTGCTTCTTCATGATTTAATTTATTTCTCATGATATAAGGTTTTGCAAAATAAGGAACTAATCTATAATTATCACGGGCATATATTCTTGTCATTTCTGGAGAATTATAACAATGCGTAAAAAAAGGAAGAATTATTGAAATCATGATATGAAGTAAAGTCATATATAAATTATTTACTATATATTTAAATAATTTATGAACTAAATGTGTAAAACTGCTTAGGTATAAATTTATCCTTTAATTCTTTATCACAATTCAAACACGAATCAAAGGGAACCCTTAAACAAAAATCATTATTATATCCTTGACTTGTGCAGGATGAATAGGAAGAGGTAAATGGTTCGCGGTATTCTCTTGTAAGAAAATAGATAATATATAATATATACATAAATCCTATAACAAGAAATATTTTACCACTTGTTTGTGCACGTTCCGAGTCGGCGATCTCTGCAATATTTTCTGCAATTTTTTCAGCGTCCGGCATATCAGGCATTTGGGGCATATCGGGCATTTTCATATCTTTGGGCATATCAGGCATTTTCATATTTTTTGGCATATCAGGCATATTAGGCATATCAGGTATTTTTGGTAGATTAGACATATCAGGAAGTGGTGCTTTATCGGTCATTATATTATATTACATATTTTATTTCCAAGAAAATACACGGTTTGTTTTTCTTTTCTGTTTTTTCTGTTTTTTTTGTTTTTTCTGTGTTCCCTTTTTTGGTTCTTGAATTGTTTTATTTTCACCCGGAGTATATTTTAAAAACCACTCCTCGTATTCACGCGAATTTCTTTTGTTTTTAAGTTCTTCAAATTTTTCTGTCTTTTCTTGTCGCATGGATTCTAATGTTGTCTGTTCGCCGTAACAACTAATACTAAATCTCCTTAATAATCCTTTTTGTTGTAATCTATTTTTCTGCTGAACCTTAAATAAATATTGAGACATACATAATAATCTATCTGTATCATAATAAGGTCTATCTGCATAAATAAAAGCCAAATAAAAACTCAACATGGTATCAATCGTTGCAATTTTAAGATTATTTCCAGAAATATTAATAACATTATAACTATGACAACCCAATGGCTCATAAATAAACGCAATTGTTTCTTTTCCAATAAGTATTTCATAGTGAGTTGCAATAATCTCTCCAACTCCGCTTTGTTTAACTACCTTAACATTCTTTATACCTTCATCTTCAAGACGCTCCTTTACAATGGTGGAGGTTTTAATAGGGTCTCTAGACAATACATCAAAATCAGGAGATTTTTGCAATCTTTTTCTTAATTTTGAAGGCATATAATTGGAATAAAGAGTATTCGCAAATCCACCAAAAAATATTACTTCTTGATTAATAAATGTATTTTTAACAATATTATAAATATCTACTTCTTCACCCTTTACCTTTGTCACTGAGGTTTCCATAGACCGTTGAAAGTTCACCTCATTACATTTTTTATTTACAATTGGATAATTTTTATTCAATAAAAGTAAGCGTTTTAATACCTTTTCCCATCTACTGACATCTCCCTTTGGACGAGAAAGTTCTAAATACATTGCCATTCTTAAAAAATTTGGTGGCGCATATAATATTCCATCTACACTAATAGAATCAGCTTTTACCTTTTTAAATAAATATGGATCTAATGCGGTTATATCTGCAACCGGGATAAAATTAACATATACTTTATAAGTTCCATGATGAACCCCACTTTTGGCTTCTACTTCAGGAAAACCTCGTTTATGATAAATATCTGAAAGTTCCTTTGCATCATCTAATGCAGTTGCAGAATAAAAATCATAATCAGGTATCTCGAGAGATTTATCATAAAATTGGTCCGCTTGTGGCAATATATTATTAATTGCAGTTCCTCCATAGCAAACTAATTTCTTTTTTCTTAAAAACTCTTCAACTACCGCGATAATTTGTTTTACAATAGGAGCATTTGCTGACTTTCTGTCAGATCGTTCTTCAGCTTTATCAATAGCGCTTCTTAGAATTTGCAATTCTTTTTCTTCATGGTTTTTAGAACTCATTGATATATAATTAGAAATTAATTATGTTGTCAACTATTATTTTGCTACCAATAGAAGACGGTTCAATACTATTTGTAAAATGTGAAGGGGTTTTTACTAAATTACTTATTTTATACACTTCTATGTTTTTTTCTTTTGAAAAGGAATATAAATTTTTATTCCATTTTTTTATAATTGGATAAAACTTTTTATATTCTGGGTCTGTAATATAATATAAATCCGTTAAAACCATCGTGCAATTTGTTTTTTTACGCAGTTTATTTACTTCCTTTTTATACAATTCAAAAATAAAGTCTAAAGGTTCGTGATTGTCTACTTCCATATTTCCATATTTGTATATTTCTAATAAATCATTTCCCCCAACGGATATAAATAAATAAGTATTTGAATTGTCTAGTTTTTTAGGTAGTCCTTCATATTGGACCGATATATCTTTTATCATTGAATTATCTTGGGCTAAAACCATTGAATTAATTTTATTTTTAAGTCTATATTCCACAGAATTCTTAGGTTTGACGTATTTTTTATTTTGAAATATGCTGTCACCTAGCAAAACTACATAATTATGATCCTCCATATTTTCTACTGTTTTTCTTATTTGCAATGTACAAAAAAATATAACAATACCCAGCAATAATACAATACTATCTAATTTCATAAATTATAAATAGATTAAAAAAACAATGAAAAATATACTCAAAGTATGTAAATATATATGTTTATAAAATAATATTTATACATAAAAATTTTGTATATTTTCTATTCTATATTTACTTTAAGAATATGCAACCCTGTGAAACATGCACGATTTGTTATGAAGAAACCTGCTCTTATCATGCTCTTAAATGTTGTGATGTAGATAAAAAAATTTGTAATAATTGTATAAATTGTTTGAGATCCCCATTATGTCCCTATTGTAGAAATACCCTAGATGAAGGATTATTGGTAAATAATTTACATGTTCAATCCGCACCAGAAACAATATCATGGACATCATTTATGGAAGATGAACTGTTAATTAATCCACATGACCCTGAATTCGCGGATTCACGGATTTTAAGACGACAAATAAGACGTATGAGAAGAAGGTTTATTTCAGAACAAAATAGAAATAACAGAAATAGAAATAATACAAATCGTGTTTCTACAAGGACTAGGCGGGAGCAAAGAAGACAAACAAGACAACAACTAAGAAACGGTGTTAGATTGAATAATAATCAATTTGATCTACAATTTGAATTAGAATTATTATAATTTGTATTTATTTAAAGAGATACTAATTATAATACTTAAATGACTGAACAAGAAGTAATGGACGTTATTCACGAAGACCCACAAGTTCTTGTAAAAGAAGACTTTATTTCTAAAGAAGACTGCGAACACTTTATTAGTGTATGCAAAGATAAACTGAAAGATGCACTTGTTAGCAATAATCAAAAGGGATTTGTTTCTGCGGGCAGAAGCGGTAAAAATTGCTGGCTTCAACATGACCACGATAAAATTACTAAAAAGGTGGCGGATAGAATTTCAAATATTGTAGGGATTCCTTTGTCCAATGCCGAGATTTATCAAGTTATATATTACGACGAAACGCAAGAGTATCGCTCCCATTATGACGGATGGCTTCATAATAATTCAGAGAAAAGCAATCGATGTATGAAATATGGAGGACAACGTGTGGCAACTGCGTTATGTTATTTAAATGATGTGGAGGAGGGGGGGTGCACAGGATTTCCGCGTTTAAAGATTGAAGTTCCTCCAAAACAAGGAAAGCTTCTAATCTTCCAAAATGTCATTAAAGGTTCTGGGAAGGAAACTGGTAGAAGTGAACGACACCCCTTATCTGAACATGCGGGGCGTCCAGTAATTAAAGGAGAAAAATGGGCATTTAATTTGTGGTTCCGCGAGAATCCAAAAACACAATTGTATATACCACCTGACATTAAGTCTCCTGATACTCCATTAGAACTGAAAGCAGATAATACTAATGATTCCAATGCTTCCAATGTTTCCAATGATTCCAATGATCCCAATGATTCCAATGCTTCCAATGATTCCAATGCTTCTGGAAAAAATGAACAGCTTATACATCAAGAAGTGGTAACCACTTGTTCGGGGACGAAACAGGAAACACTAAATGAACAGCATATGATTTATACACACAATAATATCTTAACCGATGAGGATATTGTGAAAGTTAAAAAGTTAGCTAACTTGGGAAAAACGGAAAAGCGTAATAGTGCTTGGGTTAAAAATGGCGAAATTCCGGAAATTGTTCTTAAACTTATTTCAAGTACCGGTTATAAACACGATTTTTATGAAAACACAAATGTTATTCAATATGCTCCCTCGAATACTCATAATCGGTTTTTAGATGCATATGACTTTAATAGTGAAAGTGGTAAACGAAACACCCAAAAAACCGGACAGCGTTTATATACAATTGTTTGCTTTCTTGATGATAAGATCACCTATAAATTTAATAAATTAGATATCATTTATCAGCCCAAGAAAGGCAGTGTGTTAACATACTGTAATACATTAGACAGCAGCAATCAGCGCTCTATGGATATGTATCACGAGGTTTCCAATGAAAATACGGATGGTGCCATGTTGTTTAATGTCTATGTAAGAGAAAAAAATGCGGCAGGAGAAGTATATCCATCCCATTTTCATCAGGAAAATATACAACTTATGATTGAAGACAAGAGCAAGACCGAAACTGCAAAAGTGGAAGCTACAAAAGTGGAAGTTACTAAAACCGAAGATGTAGCACAATCCAATTCAACCACAAAGGATGTTCCGGACCCACCAGTTCGAAATGCCCCTCCTGCGCCTCCACCGACCTGCAACAATATGACTGAAAAAAAAGCACCAGAATCAAAAGAGCCGCCTCTTGACGAAACCAAAGACTACAATGCCGATTTATTGGAGGTTTATGACAAGTTTAAAGATGGTAGTATTACCATGAGAGGACATAAAAGTATGAAATTTATTAATAAAATCCCGTTCCAAATCGTTACTGAAAATGCAAACAAATTATTTACCACAAGAACCGAAAAGCATGGTGCTCTTAATCCGCAAGTATTTGAAAAAGAATATTTTATTGATGAATATAACCCTCTTGTCATTGATAATGTCTATAATGAAAACGCCCATTCTATTATTAAAAATTATTTCCATTCCAATATTGATGCTGGCAATTTTGCTTTAGGCGATCGTCAATCGCATCGTTATAAATCAAACAATGAATCCTTTTCCAGACTTGTTCAATATGAATTGTTGCCACTCATTGAGCATATTGTTAAGAAAAAGATGCATCCTACCTATATTTATGTATCCTGCTACACTAAAGACGCCGAAAAAGAAACTGAATTGCCTCCTCACACGGATAGACCGGATTGCGAATTTACGGTTTCTTATATTATAGATAAACCTGAAGGTTCAAATTGGCCAATCTATGTTGATAAGACAAAGCAGCCTGTTAAAAATAAGGGAAGATATTGGTTTTATCCCCCCAAAGAAGGATGTATTCCAGTTGACGGTAATGCAAATAGTTTGATGATGTTTAACGGAACAGACCATATTCACTACAGAGAAAAAATGGAATGCGATTATTATTATATCGTTCTTTTACATTTCCGAAGCGCCGACTTCCAGTAATTTAGTAAATTCGTTAAATTATTTAAAAAAAATGTGTTATTAATTATTATAATGTCCAACTTTACAATGAGTGATGGCTTTTTACTTAAAGTTTTTAGCAATAAAAATTCTCGTCTTTTCGAGGAAGCAGGAAATCATGTTTTAAAAGAATTTTCTGGAAGCAAGGATCAAGTCGGTATTATTTACAATGATTTCAATGCCGACCCCAAAATGGTTGATTCTTGGCAAAAGGAAACAAAGGGTATGAGTGTTTACCATGTTGCTCCCCGCTCTAAGACCCTTCGTATGGATGCAAAGGTTCTTTTCGCAAAGAAAATGAAGGATTCGCAATATGTTCCCAAGACCTATTTTAACTTTGATGAAATCCCCACCGATACCCCTGAGAACACCCTTTTCTTCGTTAAGAAAAATGGCTCGACTGGTTCCCGCGGCGTTGATGTTCACCCCTACAGTGCTATGAAGGATCTTGACTACACTGAACGTGTGGTGCAAGAAAATATGGCTGCTCCTGACCTCTATGATGATAAGAGATACAAGATTCGCGCATATGTTGTGCTCCATGACAAGAATGTGTTCCTTTTCAACAAGTCGTTCGCTACTGTAGCGAGTGAGGATTTCAAGGATACCGTTAGCGACGTTGACCAAGAGGTTCTTCGCAAGATGCATGTTATTTTCCAAACCAGCGGCACTAAGTTTATTCTTTCGGAGGAGCTTGACAAGTTTGAGCAAATCCAGCAAAACATGCTCGTTGCCTGCAAGGATTTCAAGAATGTATACAAGGATGAAATTAAGCGCGTTGAACCAAATGAGTTCGTAATCCTTGGTTTTGATTTCGTTGTTGATGCGGATGGCAATGTTCAAATCATTGAAATTAACCACCGTTCCAACTACGCTCACCCCAAGCTTATGGAGAACAAGGTAGATGTTCCTCTATTGAAGAATCTTTACAAGCTCCTTATTCAAGGTTCCAGTCTAGACACCGATTTCCGCAAGGTTTAGACATTTGATTAATTTTTTTTTTATTTTTTTTTTTATGGTTTTTTTTTATAGTTACATGCACAAAGTAAAAAAACGTGCAAAAGTAATAGACTATGATAATGGTATGTATGTTGGATTAAAACAACCACCTATTCACATTAATAAAGATGGAACCAAAAGAGGATATTATTATGGTAATGGTTTTTACGACAATGACGAAGGATTTAAAAGCGCTACAAAAATGAAAGAAAACGGTGAACCATTATGGCGTATATTATTACTTATGCTATGCTTTTGTGGTAATGGCGTAGAACTTTAAATCTCTAATCTATGATTGAAGAATCTTTACAAGCTTTTAATCCAAGGTTCCAATCTAGACATCGATTTTCACAAGATTAATATATTTTATAATTATAATATATATTAATGCCAAACAAAAGTAGACGCACTTTAAAACCCAAGAAAGACACAGCAAAAAAGATTAAAGCCCAAAATACTGAAAGAATGCAACAAAAAGCGATGAAAGCCGAACAAATGAAAGACTTGGAAAAAATACAAGAATTAAAAACTGAAATTTCTGACATACGTGACAAGGGGTGGCATGACCCTTGGTATTTAAGAGACAAAAAAGATGAGTTATACATGCTCAAGTATGTATATGATATAAAATATGGAGAACTAACTTCTGGACGTTCAGCCAAAAATAAACGAAAAGGTAAAAAAAGCAATAAAGGAGGAACAAGAAAAAGAAGAAGAACTAAGAGTAGTAAGAAGAGAAAAAACGCTACGTTAATATACTATTAAATACAATTAAAATTATATTTACTAATATATACATGGCAGAAATTTCATTATTAGATATATATCAAGACGATAAACCTATAAAACTCAATTTATCTCGTATTATTTCTTCGGGAGCAATCATTTTATATATTTGGTCTTTACCTTATTTGGCAAGAATTGGTTTCGCAGAAAAGGGCGCAACAAGCATATCTGGATTTATTGCAAATGCTCATGCTACTGGAGCTTTAGCCTCTTTATCCTTTACTCCTCTCACATTAATGTGGGAGTATCAAGACATTCGAGTCGTGACTGTTTGCACAGGGAAAGGTAAAGAAATCCTGTATTATACATTGATTGCGTATCAATGGTTTTACGGGGGATTTTTAGTCTGCACCGTGAACTATGTACCTATGTGGTTGCATACATTAACTGTTGTCATGTTTTGCACTGCATTTGTCATTCATTCTGTTATGACCATGCACTATACAAAACCAACCAAAGCTGGTCAAATTGAATTAATTATCGGTATCTTAGCCTGTGCTTGTATGCCGTTTTCTTCTGGATTAGGCTTTTGGGTATGTGAATGCATAGGATATTCCATGATTATGCTGTTTACACCCACCGAAATACTACTTAATTATCACTAATATGAATACTAGTATTATCATTCATATTCGTATTATCAATAGTAGAATATTCGTTTTCTAATTATATGGTTAGATTCGTAGATTGCTTTATATTTAACGATGAATTAGATTTACTAGAATTTCGTTTTGAAGAGCACGATTCTTTTACAGACCTTTTTATTTTAATTGAAAGTAGCAAAACATTTAGCGGAAAACCCAAGCCTTTGCATGCGTCAAGTAACATTGAAAGATTCCATCGGTGGGCGCATAAATTAATCGTGATTGTAATTAATGAAAAACTTATTGAAAAAAAACATGGTTTTGGTCTCGAAGAATTTAGTAGGCATATTGGCATTCAAAAAATAAAGGATTTATTGGATAAAAATATTTTAAATCCCGATGATATTTTATCTGTAGTTAGTGATGTTGACGAGATATACGATGAAGATGAAATATTAAAAATCAAGAAACCTTCTGGAGAAGATGGTGCATTATCTCACCCAATAAGACCTCTTTTACGATTTCATTATTACAGTTTAAAAATTGGAAGACCCAGTAATATGCATTGGTCTCCTCAAAAAAGACTGAAAATTATACGTGCAAAAGATTTAAAAGAATTTACTATTGAAGAAATACAACATAAGACAGGACCCCTTCGAGACAAAGAAAAAATGGGCTGGCACTTATCCTATTTTGGAGGGGTTGAAATGGTTAGAAAAAAATTAAGTGAATTTTCACATTCAAGTATGAAAAATGTTCGCGAATGTATTGATAATCCAGAACTTATTCGACAACGAATTGAAAATAATGAAGATATATTAGGAAGAAGTTGGGAAAAACTTGTTGTCATGGAACCGGAAAAAATACCCAAAAGAACAGATTTAATTGTTTTATATCAACTAGATGCAATTTATACTTAAAATTGAATCATTTTTTAAGTATAAATTAAATTTAAAAATGGATGTTCATCCAACAGCTAAACTCATTAAACAATTACATTTTATCAGTTATAGAAATATTACTTTTAAAGAAACAAATGAGGAAGATAAAAAACACATAGGTTATCAAATATATGATAGATATGTAGAAAATTATGATAAAACCCACTTACCCTACTTTGTTGGATATACGTTTCGCATATATAAAAATGAATTTAATATGAAAACCGAAAAACCGGACAATATATTTATTATTCAATTAAAGGCTTCAAGAATGCATACATTTCCTAATAATCAAAAAATCAAACTGAAATCATTTGAAAAAAGTCATGATATAAATATATTTCAACCGAACTTTTTACATTCAGACCCCACTTATTCAAAAATGGACATATTTGATATGTATTGTGGCGGGGATTTTTATAAAATATAATATATATATGAAAAATTCCACCAAAAAATTTATTTTTGATTTGGATAATACATTGTATTCCCCACTGCAATATCCCGAGACTTTAACCGCCTACCAATTTTATAAAAATCTAAAACCAGATCGCGAATTAAGTGAATTACTTAAAAAAACAAAAAATAACTATATGTTTACAAATGGAAATAAGGAACATATGGACGAATGTCTTAAAAATATGAAAATAAAATCATTGTTTAAACCGCATCATACCGCATACAATGACTTATTTAATGGTAAAGTCAAACCAGACCCACATCCATATCTTTTAGTTAACCAACGATTTAAATTTAAATCTACAGATACTATTTTTTATTTCGAGGATTTAACAGAAAATTTAAAAACAGGAAAAAAAATGGGTTGGACCACTGTTTATATTGATCATGAAAGAAAAATGAAAAAAAAACCAAATTATATAGACATCGTAACGGATAATATTTATGATGCTATCGCCATATGTTTAAATCAAAAATAACTTTGGCAGTCCTCTTCTACCATTTCTTTTACTAATTCATCAAATTTATATTTTGGAACCCAATTCAATATTTCTCTTGCTTTTTTTGAATCCCCTAACAATTCATCTACCTCTGTAGGTCTAAAATATTTATCAGAAACAAAAATTAACTCTCTATTCGTGGTCTCGTCATATCCAACTTCTTCTAACCCCTCCCCCTTCCATTTTATATTAAAGCCCCTTAACTTAAATGACTTTTCAATGAATTCTCTTACGGAATGAAATTCATTTGTAGATAAAACAAAATCATCCGGTTTATCTTGCTGAAGCATTTTCCACATACCTTCCACGTAGTCTTTCGCGTGTCCCCAATCTCTTTTTGCATCCAAGTTTCCCACTATTAAATTTGGTCGCTCGTCTCTTAATATCATGTTTAATCCTCGTGTTATTTTTCTTGTAATGAATGTAGGACCACGCCTTGGGCTCTCGTGATTAAATAATATTCCATTACACGCATACATATTATACGCCTCCCTATAATTTTTTGTGATCCAAAACCCATATAATTTAGCTACCCCATAAGGAGAACGCGGATAAAATGGAGTATTTTCTGTTTGCGGAACTTCCTGAACCTTTCCATATAATTCAGAAGATGATGCCTGGTAAAATCTACACTTTTCTGTTAGCCCTGAACTTCGAATGGCGTCAAGTAAACGCAATACTCCAACCCCCGTACTATCCGCTGTATATTCCGGCATTTCAAAAGAAACCTTCACATGACTCATTGCTGCAAGATTATATACCTCAAAAATACTTAATTCATATTTTTGTTTGATTTCATACATAATGTGCAACAGATTTGAACTATCTGTTAAATCGCCATACCTTAAAATAAGGTTTTTATTTTTATATAAATGCTCTATTCTCTCCGTATTGATATTGGAATTTCTTCTTATTAATCCCCAAACAATATATTCCTTTTCCAATAAAAGCTCTGCAAGATAGGAACCATCTTGTCCGGTTATTCCTGTAATAAATGCAATTTTCATACTAATAAATATATAAACTTCTATATTTATATATTTATTATTAAATAACTTAATTTTCATTAAATAAGCTTAGTCTTTGAACTTAATTCAAATGTTAAATGTAATCTACCTTTTCTTAAATATGAATCGTCCATATAATCCAGCTCTCTTTTTGTTCTATTACTACATAAAATTACGATTAAATTTGGATATAACCCCATGTCTATTTTATCAAAAAATAAATTCCATGAAGGTTTATCGTATATTTGAATTGGATATTTTTTGTGTTTTATTATATTATTATCATACACATTTTTTATGATATTATCTACTTCGTCCAATAGTAAAATTAGGGGTTCCTCCTTTGTTGGATTTATCTTTGAATACAAATTCATTAATGAATCACAAGGATCCGTAGGATTAAATGTATCGCAAAGTGAGCCTTTTATTGTTTTTGCAAGTAAATAAGATAACATTGTTTTTCCAGAACCGGTTTTACCATAAATAAAACAGGTTAAATAACTGTTTTCGTTAAATTTATTTATAATACGGGTTGCTATTTCTTTCTGTTCCGCTGTATATTCTTTGTCAATTTCTACCGTTCGTGATGTATAATAAAAATATTCATAATTCCCCTGCCTTGTATAATATTTCACTTCGTTGTTTTTTTCATCATCCTCATTCTCCTTATCATAATTATCATCCATGCTTTCCAATAATTTTATTCGATAAGATGATTTTTTGGTTGTATTTAATTTATCTTTTGTTTTTTCTGTACAAAATATATTCACGGTTCTATCATAATCCGTCCCGTTAACCCAAAGTATATATCTTGGAATCCATGCTTTGTTTATAATTAATCCTATTGGATTTCCTTGCTCCGTATAACTTGAACAAAAATCATTTTTTACGTTATTTGATATGTAATTTATACTCTCCTCACTTATCATACGATACATATTAATATTAAATATTGTTGAAATTAAAAACATTATATAAGGTCCAATCACATTAATAATGTTTTGTGACATGCTCATAGCCATAAAAATAGCCAAACAATAACTATTCTCCATTATACTCTTTTTTTATTTGTTTATAAGTATTTTTTATTTATTGTTTAGTAGATTGATATTCTACGAAACAACAAAAACTGTTATTTAGAAAAAATATAATTATATTGCGTTATTTATATATGTCTGGAAAAAGAAAATTTGACATCCCAAAAAGAACATTAGACAGCCCAAGGCGGCAGGAAAGCAAAGACAGAAAACTAATGGAGTATATTCAACGATACCGGAAGAACAACCCACTACCCACAGCTAAGGCTAAAGAGAAAAATGAAAAAAGATTGAGAGTAGAACAATTGACGGAGAAGGGGATATTCAATGAAATGGGTTTAAATGAGGCAGCCGAAGAAATGTTAAACAAGAAGCAACTGACCAGTGGAAAGATTAAGAAGAAAAAGAAGAAGAAGACGGCAAAACGACGAAAACGTTCGTCCAGCTCTTCAAGACGAAGGAAAAAGAAGAGAAGAAGAAGAACTGTGAAATAAATAATAATATTATGTTATTTATATATGCCACCGACCGGAACAAAAAAACGAACTGCATTCAACCAAAAATCGCCTACATCCAAACAAAATTCGCCTACAT